ATATTAAAGAAAGCAAAGACAGGATTAGAATAACTTACCTGTTCAATTTTGGTGGGGAACCCCATAGTAGAGATATCACCCATACCAAATGTCTCTTGTGCTAATGTAAAAGGCTTATTCAATCTATCTTTAATCATATCTACCTCAGACTTAGGTCCTTGGATAGTTAATGTGTTGTAACACCAATTTGGCATTTTATATCCTTTCGTTGATATGGCTTAATTATACAATGGACCACTGACAATTGGAATACCCTATAGGTGTGTTTCACACCACATTTTCCAAGCTATGTGGTCAAGATCACAAATTTTCAGGGCTTTTTATATTGACATCGTAAACAGAATAATATACCCTCAGCTGTTGCGGGCAATAAAAAACCCTGGACATGATCCAGGGATTCTTACTAAGGCTGCTATCGGTAACCAACGAAAGTAAAATCCGATGCTTTAGTTAACCCCTGGCCTGCGAAGACTAGTAGGGGCACCCTTAGATTAATTAGTTATACTCGAACCAATTGGTCTGAATACTTTTCACAGAAGTTACTTAGGTCCTGTGTAAAGATTGCTTCATTCTTCATTCCACGGACCTTATTTGATTCATCCGAATAAGGCGCCTCTTCGTGTAGACTGAATGTTTGTTGCTGAAAATCGACAACAGCAATCTTGTGCTCATTGTCACCAATCTCATTTACGTGCAAGCCCCAGCCTGTCTCCATTGCCCAACCTTCACCAATCATATGACTGATTGTAATACGTGTTGCATATGAAGGGTCCGACCAACGTCCTTGGGCCTTAATGACCGCCTCTGCTAAATTTGCTAGCATTTGATGTCCAGCCCAGTGACCGTATAGTACAATTGTATTTCCGTTAGGTTGGACGAATCCAAAGTTTGCTCTATCTCCCATTATATTTCCGCCTTTTCTAGTTGAGGTACTTCTTCGGTTTTATTCAATTCTATCATTTCAAAGGCGACCTTGTCAAGGGCCTCTTTGTTTTTATTATAGTGGTGGTGGCAAAAGAAAAGCTCACCGTCTACTAGTTTAATTAGATACCTAGCTTGAGCTGTACCGCATTGATCGCAGCCAATCCATCTAGTTAGATCTTCAGATGTCATAGTCAACGGTTCCAAATTCTAGTCGGTCAGCAATATCATCGTATGCTGCTCCATCTTCAGACTTTTCAGCCCATACTCTAATATTGGCAATGATTACTTCACGAGTAAACTTGACCCCGTCTTCAAATCCATCCTGATAATCCATTTTTATCTCCCTGTATATCCTGTTGGCTCGTAGTCTGATACGTATGATTCTGTTAGATTATACTTATCACGAATGCGACTTACCTTCTCAATACTACCAGTTCCAATGTTGAAAGTCAACGGTGATAATGCAGTTGGGTCCAGCCCAATCATCTGAGCATCCCAATAGGCCATCTCCATAGATAGCCTATCGGGAGCAGTCAACTCGAAATACATTATGCTTCCCTCACATTACAAACTTCTTGGTCACCAATTTCAATGTTACCATTGTTTGATTCAGCAAAGATAGCATCTGTAATTTCTGACTCAAGGTCTAAGTCATAATCATTTTCAAGAATGTTGTAAGAATATGTTCCGCTAACTTCGATAGATGCGGTCCACTCAACTTCCTTAATTAATTCAATTGATAGCGCTTCAGCAATTTCACGCAATGTGTCTTGGTCTTGTGAGTCTGCATATGCCTCGCAGATAATTTCCTTAACTGCATCAATCTTGCCATTTAAAACGCCGTTAGTTTTTTGTGCTTGACGGGCATTGTGCAGGTCCCATTCAATTGATGTAACCTTATCAGTTGCATATTCTGCATCTGAGTATCCACGAATAACTTTGTAGGTTACTAATAGATTAGGGTTATATGTATCTGGAACTACGTTTTCTGTTGTTTCCATTTTTTCCTCTTTCGTTGGTAGGGGTGTATCTGTATATGGTATTGTAGCATCTTCCACTGACAATAATGTGCAGTTTGAATTGCAACGGCATGTGAGGTTCATCTCACCTGCAGGCCATCCAAATCCATCTTTAATTGTATATTCGATTAGTGCATCACAGTCTCCCGTGCACACCCAGGTATACTTCTCATATTTTGTCATACGAGTATTATAGCGGGCACCACTGACATATACAATAGCTTTCAGGGGTTTTTTTACAAAAGTCGTAAAACGGACATTTGGCCTTCAGGTCTGCGGGCCTTCTCATATATTGAGATGCGACCCCTACGGGACTTGAACCCGTGGCCTCTACCGTGACAGGGTAGCGCTCTAACCAACTGAGCTAAGAGATCTTGCAGGCAGTTTTAAATCTTGCCTAGGATTTTTTTTATTTAGAAAGTTGCAACCATTCGATACAACTTATTTTTTTCAGCGGTTAGAATTGGGTCAAATCCTGATGCACCAGCCATTAGTGTTTCAGAATTGCCACGACCTGAACGGAAATAATCAAGACGCTCAGTTAGTGCATTGAACGCACCCCACTTAGTTCCCTTGATTGTAGCGTTAGTTGGTGAGTTATGGTAAAGGTCATCAAGCAAGACAACCTTATTCTCCCACTTAGTTAGTGCAACCTTAGATGCATCTTTATCTGGCTTAGGATAAATTGTTTGAATCAACTTAGAGAATTCAGCATCAGTAATTGCCTGAGAGTAAAGCGCTTTTGCTTGAACTTCGAATTCATCAAAGTATCCAAGAGCAAGCCCAAGAGTTTCACGAGCAACCTGAATGCGACCTTCAACAGATTGTGTGTGACGAATTTTGAATGATTGCTTAGCATTACGCATTGCAAGATTCAAAGTGTTTTGGCATACAACACGAACAGGTGTAACGGCTGCTTGAACAGCAACAGAACCATCGTGTGATGTCCATACGATAAGATAAAGTTTTGTCTCATCGTTAGCGCCTTGTGGGTCAAGAACCATAGTGCGTGGAATGTCCACAGTTCCGAAAACAACTTTACCCTTTTTTAGTGAGCCAGCAGATTCCCAACGGCAATCAGCATTGGCATCGTGAATTGCATCAGCGAATGCGAATAGTTCTTCATTCTGCACAGGCTTGTAACGCTTGCCGACAGTTGCGAGAACATCGATTCCCTTATTGAATGGGTTGTCACGAATGACAAGAGATGCCTGAGATACATCATTCCAAGATTCTGAAATGTGGTCAGTCAGTGGAGACAAGCGAACATTCCAATTGGAAAGTTTTGCTTCGTCAAGCATTGTTTGAGTTGTGACTTCCTCATCTTTTGTAAAGATGCGGTTTGCAAGGTTGTGCCAAGCAGGAGCGCCACGGAGAGCGAAAGCAACTTCGCCATTTTCGACTTCGAGATTATGAGCCATTTTTATTTCCTTTCGATTGGTTGATAAACTGAGTATAACATAACCCACTGACATTATCTATAGTTAGTTACAAGATGTCCGAATTGTCTAGGGTGATCAATATCACAAAATTTCAGGGTTTTCCACAGGTAGGTCGTAAGGCTGTGGATAACCCCGCAGCTCTGCGGGCCAGCTGCAGCGAAAGAGAAGATCGCTGCAACTTTTTAGCCAACTAAATTAGTTAGTTCAGTTTTCTTAGGAATAAATTCCATTGGTAAGAATAGCGCTGTTGTTTTCTTTTTCTTTAAGTTGTCATAAACATAAGCACGTATTGTTCCGTTAAATCGGCGCATATTAGAAAAAACTAATTCAGTTAGATATTCTTTGTCTACACCTTGCTCTGAATAAATAGTTAAATCATTTGCTTTTACTTCATCATAAATTTCTACACGATAACGATTTTTCATTTTGTTCCTTAGTTAGTAGGGATTTTAATTATAGCATTTAGAACTAGAGTTTGTCTAGCCCCGAAGGGTTGAGCAGTTTTGCGACTTACTCAGGTCGTTTGGGTTTAGGTGTCTAGACTTTGTGTGCTAACCCCCCAAAACCTATTTAGAGATACTTAGCAATCTGCTTCATTGTAGAAGCATTTACTGTTTCCTCATCTGTCATCTTGAGAATTGTTAGGGCATTTGTGATGTCCTCTTTCATCTCACGATACTGGTGCTGATGGATAACCTCAAAGTCCTTTTCAGGTTCAGCAGGGAAGTTGCCTTCCTTTGTGATGATGTCAAAATCAACATTGAGAGTGTTGTTCCATTGACGATAGTTTGTGCGAAGGTTCTCAGCCTTTGAGAAGTTGGCAATAGCCCACTTAGCAATTTCCTTGCGCCACGCTTCTTGCGCTTTGCCGAACTTTGCTTCCTTTGCTGTCTGTGTGTTGTAATCATTTTCTAGCGTTGCTAGACGAGCCTCTAGTGCCTTGATTACTTTGCTTGTTGCTACCTTTACTGTGATTTGTCTGCTCATTGTATTTCCTTTCGTTGGTTGGTTGATTAGTATAGCAGGGGGGTCTGACATTTCCACCCGAAGGTGGAGAGTTCTTACTTACGACATTGGACTAGAACACTCTCTAAACTGTCCCTGTTTCGTTATGCTTATTTAGTTAGCAGTTGCGCTTGTCCAGCGTTCCTTGCCTTCTACATCAAGCAGAATACGATTTACTCCGCTAGGGTGGTTATCAACGGCTTTGATAACTCCTGTGATACCGCTTGTTGTTGTTGTGTAGGTTTGACCTACTTCTAGTGTTGCGTTTGTCATTTGTTTCCTTTCGTTTGGTTGGTAGTAGTATTATAGCGGATACCACCGACATTTCCCCCCATTTCTAGGGGGAGTGTCGTGTGATACTAGTCACACTCAGGTAGCCAAAATCCTAAGTGGTGTTGGTCAATAATAGCGGAGGCAGGTGCTGTATCTAATCCTTTATAAGATACGCCTTCAGGCATCTTTATCTGTCGATCAAAATCCTCATCATAGTATGCGTCAATAGCATCTATGCAAGGTTGCACCATAGAAAGTGGAACGGGTGGGTAATGATTACCCTGTAAGTGATAGGCTAATTGTGTTTCTAAATCTAACACGCTATCCTGAATACCTAGTGCAGTTATGCTTCCCATTGTTAGTTACCTTCCTTGATAGTCATTTCAGCCCAAGTGTTAAACTCATTAGCAGTTTTTAATACATTAGATTGAGCAAGGGCGTGTAGCGTTGCTTCCTTGCACATCTCTGTCATTGTTTTTTCATCAAGAGCAATTAAGCGTGGCAATAAGTTTGCAGGGATAGTATCAAGGTTAATGATAGCCTCGAAAGTTATTGTGTGTGGAACTTTGATTAGATTAGACATTTGTTACCTTTCGTTGTTGGAATAAGAGTATTTTAGCATACCCCACTGACATTACCTAATCTATTCCCCGCATAAGCCTTGTGATAAATCTCACAAATTTCCAGGGTTTGTGGATAACTCCCGTAAACCTGTGGATAACCCCGTAGTATTGCGGGCCTTTTATTCCTCCTGGCCCCATATGTCGGGATCTATTTCTGCTAAGTACTCTTTAGCAGCTTTTTTCTGATCTTGATCACCAACAACAGAATTTATTAATGCATTAAAATAATTAAGCTCCGCCATTTTTATTTCTCCTTATTTTTTAGTTGCGCTAAATCTAATATCTGCTTTACCATAAACACATAACCCACACGATACACACGCAGAACCTGCATTGCTAATTAGTGGAATTGATTTCATATTTTCAGGGCACTTAGCACCAGGCTTGCCCGTCAATTCTTTCATTGTGCTTTCGGTGACGGCGAATGTCTTCCCTAAATATGCAAGGCGAATTCCCTCATTTACTTTTAGTTCGTGGCCGATTTCTTTATTCTCATCGTCGGTAGAATAGTAAAGAGATAAATTAGATACATCCTTTAGAATAAGCGCTGCAGACTTTACACGTGTGTAAACCCAGAATTGAACATCGGTGTGCTCATTGATTACATTCTTCCAGGCATAAGTATAGAAATCATTGAAGAAATCTCCGTCCCAGTGGATACGGAATAGCATAGGAGCGTCTTTCTTTACACAATCAGCCTTGAAATCAATAATCATTTCATTTAGCAATTGATACATTGTTTCCATATCGGCATTGCGTAGCAATTCCCAATTGTGTAGCAGATTAGTTTTTACTCCCTTGAAGAGTTTTTCCAATTTGCCTGCATAGCAAACAGTCTCGCAGATAGACGTAGCGCCAGGACATGAGAAATCTTTTCCTGCGGGTAATCCGAACGTGTTAGCAATTGCGGCTTGCTTTCCATTTTTTGTGACAAGGTTAGCCACCTTTCTATCATTAGAGCGTTTCAATTTCATTAGTTGGCCTTTCGTTGGTAAGGTTGTAAGTATAGCAGAATGGACCGACATTTTACGCAACACGCTGCAAATTCCAGGGTGTTTTAGATCACAGTCGTAACGACACGCCCGACTCCGCAGCTCTGCGGGCTTTCGAACACCTGTTCTAATTAATTATTGATCGAATTTATTTTTATGTTTTATTTTGCGTGTGTATTTTTTTTTATTGCGAACAGGTTGCGCCGCATTACTGCGACGCAATTCCTGAATGCGTTTTACTTTATCTTGAAGAGAAGTTAGGAACATTATACCCACTCGCTTCGTGAAATCGTTTTACATCAAATCGCTCATTATCTTTCGCAAACATTTCAGCGAAATCATTTACAATTTTAGAAAATACAGCAGGGTGAGTTTTGTTGCTAGCATACTTTAGAATTTCTGCGGTTGCTATGTAGTCTTTTCTAGTCATCATTTTACTACGACCTCTCCTGTGCGATAAAATAGTTTTGTATAGCATTTGCCAGTTGGTGTAAATAAATTTACAGTTGAGTATTCATTAGCAGAACCCCAATCGGTAAAACGGAAAAAGTTTTCCCACGCACCAAATTCATTTTCGTATTCGGCAGACCAGTGGGGGGCGTTGCTATCATAGGCGCAAGTTAGTTTATACATTAGTTTCCCTTTCGTTAGTTATACATTTACATTGTGTTATTACTATTGTATCAGTTGCCACCGACACAATAGCGAGAGTATCGCAATTATCGCAAATCCACATTTCAGCAATTTTCATTTATTTATTCTCCTGAAAAAAACTGAGCGGATTACATTGGCAAGCCTCTACATCATAATTATTTTCATCTCCGTAGTATAGCCAGCCATTTCCGTAGCAGGTATCACACTCTAAAATCTGAGTGTATAATTCTTTCATTCTACCCATTTAGGTTTTCCCTTTCGTTTGTTGATTTTGTAATTGTAGCAGATAGCACTGACAAGGCTTGCGCCTTGCTTGCCTCACGTTGTGCGATAACGTGTTGTTTGAATTCGTCTAAGTTCATTCGAACGCACCTTCCTCTAATAATCCTAATTCGATGTTGAATAATTCATCGGGTGTTGCTTCGGATAAATCTACCCAGCCAGCACCCTCGTTGTCCATTCGGAAAATTTCGATGTATCCCATTATTATTCACCAACCTTTACTGCGATTGTTGCGAATTTATTTCGCAGACCGCCCGCATTTATTTCGATTAGATACGCTTCAGTTTTTTCACCATACCAAATTTCTGGGCGGTGTTCGGCAGATACAATTTCGCCAGAAAAGTGGCGATTGCGTGAGCGATAGTTTTTCCCTACAAGTAGGCTTTCGATTGTGTATAGTTTGGTAGCCATTGGCAGACCTTCTTTCGTTTGTTGTTATGTATGGAATTATACACGAACCCACTGACATTTTCACATTACTAGCCAGTAAATCCAAATAGTGAGACGCTCAAGCCGTGTGATACTAATCACATCAAAATGTCCGATTTGTCTGTCAAATCGACACGCCGTAGAATTCAGGGATTTTTATAACAATGTCGTAACGACACGCCCGACTCCGCAGTAGTTGCGGGCCAGCTTGATTTTGTCAAGCCGACACGCCGTTATTTATTTATTCATTTTCTAATTCCGCTAAATAATCTTCGTGTTCTACTAAACCAATCGCAAACGCAACGGGATCGCAACACTCTAAGATTTCGGCGGGTGTAAAAGTTGAGTAACCAATTTTTACAGTTGGATAAATGTCATTTAGTAAATCTATAAAACTTTCTTTGATTTCTAAATCTTTTTCTAATTGTGATTTACTCATTTAGTCCCCCATTTTTTATGTCTTTGATTACTGCGATTAGTAGCGGGATAGTTACGCCCGCTAGTAGTAATTGGACGGCGGTAGTTAGTAAGCGATTAGTAGTCATTACTTATTCTTCTTTCTCTTGTAAATCTTATAGGCGATTAGTAGGGCGGTAGTAATTAGGATAGTGTGCCAAGGTAAGTAGATAGCCCCTAAGAAACTATCAAACTCTAATCCGTAGTCGCTAGTTATGTATAACTCAAATCCGTTTATAGTCATTATTAGTTATCCCAATCTAATGTTAGTGCGGACATTTCTTCTTCTTCGTATTCGCTAAGGCGCAAATCTAAGCCCTCTGCTAGTGCCTTGTTATAGGCTTCTTCTTCTTCTAGATAGACATAAGCGTCTGCTACATCTGCCTGAATAGTATCCCATTTAGTCATCATTACTTTACCTCTACTTCTCTAATGTTGTAAGTGAAACCCTTACCTAGTTTTTCTAATTCTTTTATTACGGCTAAGATTTCTTCGGGCTTGTTAGCCTTTTGATTTACGGCTAATAGTTGAGAGCCTTGCCATAGTGTATAAGTGATAGTCATTATCTGTTCTTCTTTCGTTAGTAGTTATAGTAGGAATTGTAGCGCATAGCGCCGACATTGTATAGCGACACGCCGTTAGGCGTTAGTGTGATTATGGTCACACACGGACTCGATTTCGTGTCCGAACTCCTCTACGAGTTCCTCGTAGATTTCGTCCATATAATCAAGATAATCGTTCATTAGATTACTCCCAACTTCTAGTAGTAGCATAAACCTTGCGAGTGCTAGGCTTGTAATTTTCTAACTCTCTTAGATTAGTTTCTAAGATAGTGCCTCTTAGGGCTAGTAGGTCAAGATACTCATTAGCATCTTGTTCGGTATTCATTAGAACACCTAAGCAAGTAGAAAACTCGGTGTCCGAGTATTGGACTTTATAACTTAGTGAAAACATTTTGTTTTCCTTTCTTTATCAAGAACCTTTCTTGATTTTCTTTATAGTATAACTCTAGCAGGGGGGACTGACAAAAAGGGGGGTTACTGGCAAGTATTCTCAAACTATTTTTGTGATTAGCATCACACTCACGCTCAAAGTTAGTAGCCTATGGGCGCACTAAATAGACAAAACGGACATTTATTTATTCGTGATCATACATGATAAAAATATATTAACATTTTGTGAAATATGAAATGCTAGTCGACTGAGATTTTATTCCTAAGTTTTTTTCTATACGAAGTATCGACGGGTGCATACCTAGGATGTTTCTTTGGCTCATTTGTTCTATTACCTTTAGTAAGGTTGCAGATACCGTGAGAAGGCTTTACGTTTATAAGCTCGTCAGATCCTCCTTTGGTTAAAGGGATTACATGATCTAGCTGTAGTCCATACTTCCATCCAGGTACAAAAGCTTGGCGGGGTGCAGAGTAATCTATCTGCATACCACATATGTGACAATTACCCCCATGTATAATAAAAATTTCATAGAAGGAGTATAGGTGTGGATCCGTATATCTCTCTATGTTTGCTTTATTGTTTACTGGCATAACAAAATATTATCAAATAAAAAAAGTTTCGTCAACCCCTTGACCTTAGAATATTTCAAATGTTATACTTCCATAGGGGGGTCGGGGGGTCAGAAAATACAGAAAATACAAAAAATACAAAATATAAAACATATAACATATAACATATATAACATATATAACATATATAGTTGACTAGAATGTATAGATAGTATATAATAAATTAATGGCATCGTCAAGATTAGTAAAATGTGATAAATGTGGGCGGGAGATTGAAGTAAGATCTGGGTTTGCACATATGACACTTAATAATCATCAGAAAAGCTGTAAATAAAATTTTATTAACATTTAATAGAATCCAAAAGTAGATTAGGCATAAAATGACAATCAAAGCATTTATTTATGACATTGCAATCAAGGTAGCTGTAATGGCTGAAACCGAAGAAGAAGCAAATGAAAAAATGGACCAGGGACAAGCTTCACAGATCTCAATGGAGAAGAAGCTGGTCAATACTGTAGATATTGCGTAACCCATAGCATGTCTGTCAAACCTTGGGATATGTTAAATCCTAATGAACCTAGAGCTAGCGAAGAGCTATTTCAGGAACGATGGGAGATATGCAAATTTTGTCCAGAATTAATTTCGCTCACTTCACAATGTAAAAAATGCGGGTGCGTAATGAACTGGAAAGCCAAGTTAGAAAAAGCCACATGCCCAATAGGCAAATGGTGATATAATTAAATAATGCACGATCATAACAATATGACATTGACCCCAGGTGGATCCATTGATGAGATGACTCTGATGTGGATCCTAATGGGCTTGATGGCTATTCACCATGCATGGATGTGGTGGAAGATGAAGAAGAAAAACTGTAGCTGTAAGTGAAACTTATTGCACTTATCACTATAGTAATAGTTCTCACTTTCTTTGCTGGAATAATATTTCAAGTAATATCTTAGTCGACTGGGATTAATATGTATAATTTTGATGTATACGAACTTCCAGGACCTACTGCAATTTTAGAACCTTTACCAACGAAAAGACAATGGGCTACAGATCTGCCTTATCCTCACGCATATAAATGTTTTCCAATGACCCTTGCTAATCAAATGGGTTATGGCATATCTTTTCCAGATGATATCATTCTTGAGTGGGACGGAAACATGAATGTGTTGCCATCTAGCGTTAAAGTAACTTCAGGACATAAATGGGTTAATATGGATAGAGGTTGGGGCACTGTTAGCTTTAACACAGGACTAGTATTTAAAACAGATGAAGATGTAAGTATGCTTTCATACCCAGTGCCAAACCTATTCGTAGAAGGATTTCAACTTTTTACAACACTGATATCTACTTCTTTCTTTGAAAGCCCTTGGCAAGTTGCAGGACAAATTACAAGATCAAATTATAAGATAGTTCTACCAGCAAGAACTCCAGTATCTGCTGTTATGCCAATATCGCTTGGTCAGCTAAATGATTCTGTAGCAACCAAAAAGCCATTTGAAGAATTAGAGTATAATAAGAATACAGGATATGAGTATCATAAATATAATGCTATGATGCAAAAGCTAGGCAAGACTACTGGTAATTACAGAAATGGTGTAAACCATAAAGGTGTAGTTTACGGTAAACATGAAGTTAAATCTATTAAGTTGAGGTATGATAATGGTAACTTACCACTGGATGAATAGAGCTGACGCAGCTTTAAGTATATTTACAATGAAAAGAATGTTTGCTCATAAAGAAAAGTTTGGGTATGACTCAATTCTTTTAACATCTAAAGGTAGCAACTCTGATAACTGGATAAAAGCTGCTCACATTGTAGATCCCAGTAAAAAAATTAAATTTATGATAGCAGTTAGACCATATCAGCAGACTGCTCAAATTGTAAATCAAATGGCAGCAGCATTTGCTGAAATTGCTCCACATAGATTAATGCTTAATGTTGTTTCTGGAGAAATGGGTGGAAACGAAATTGGTCTTATCCCAGAAGGAAGCTATGAAGTAAATACTGACATAACTACTCCACTGGGAAGACTTGAGTTTATTCCTGAATGGATGGAAAGACTTTCTAAAACATATGTAATGGGAAGAAAACCAATTATTCTACTAGGAACAAGAAATAAAGATGTAATCCTTAAGGCTGCTAAATATGCAGATATTGGGCTAGTAATGCTAGATGATTTTTTGGCAGATCCTGATCTATTTTTGTCAAATTATAAGAGGGTAATGGTTAGTGCTCAAATTGTTATAAGAAATACATATGAAGAAGCTCACTATGAATTAGAAAATAGTTTTTCTACACATATAAGAATCAAGAGATGGGCTATATATGGAAGTAGAGAAGATATAAAGAAAAAGTTATTAGAATTAGAAGCAATGGGAGTAACTGATATTTTACTTAGCAACGGTACAGATGTTGTTAGTCAATCAGATGGTCCTGTAGATGAATTAGTTTGGGAAATAATTCAGGAAAGAAAAAATAAAGTAGTTGACTAAGATATAAAAAAGCGGGATAGGCTAAGAAGCATTCTTTGCTACAATTAAGCCATAATGATCTATATCTCAGGCATTATCTAGCATGAAGAGTGAAAAGCTCTCTATAGCCAAACAGAAGGCTCATTTGGCGCAATACATTAGAGACCTTAAAGAAGCATCCCCTTGTATGGACTGTAAGGAATATTATCCATACTATGTCATGGACTTTGACCACGTACGTGGTAAGAAGCATGCAAATGTTATGGAACTTATTCCTACTCTGGATAAAAAGAAGATTGATTTAGAAATCGCTAAATGTGAAATAGTATGTTCTAATTGTCATCGTATTAGGACTCATATGAGACGTATAGCTAAAATTAAGTAGCTCTTCTTCCGCCGACGCACTTTCGCTGCTATCTTCTAAATATAAACCAAAGCTTAAATCTAATAGACTGGATAATTCTCTCTATTTTCTGCTCGACTTTAATATCCTTCTGATTGTAGCTTTTAGGACTATTACTTAGATTAAAGAAGTGTCTGGGCATATAATAATTATATCTTATATTTGTATAAGGCTTCTAGTTCCGCCGCACTTTTTCGGGCGCACTTTTCAATTCGCACTTTATTTAGTATAATAGAATTATTGGACCATAGCTCAGTTGGCAGAGCGGGAAGCTGTTAACTTCTAGGTCCCTGGTTCGAGTCCAGGTGGTCCAGCGATGCGAGTGTTACATAATGGTAGTGTCTCTGCCTTCCAAGCAGATAGTGCCAGTTCGATTCTGGTCACTCGCTCCATATCTCTATAGCTCAGCGGAAGAGCAACAGGTTTCTACCCTGTGTGTCGGGAGTTCGAATCTCTCTAGGGATACAAAGAAAAAACCCCAATCAGAGGCGGATCCGATTGGGGTTTTCTAGTGTATTGCTACACGTTATACTGGGAGCTTAATCTGTGGGATGCTACAACCAGTACTTATGAAGTATAAAATAGCTTAAATTATATGTCAAGGGTTTATTCCCAGAGAAGTTTCTTTCCTGGATCAAATAGCCACTCTTCTTCTTTGTACTTGTTGTCTTCTGTCATTTCGTAGAGTATATCCATAAGTACTTTGCAGTCTTCATGTTTCCAGGTTAAGTTACACCTGCCATCTTTTACATTTAAGCACTTATTTAAATAAGACTCTACAACATTAATGCTTTGAGGGCTATGCATTGTCTTCTTGTTCTCCAGGGCTAAATGATGGGGCAGGGCCCAATAGGTATCCCTGATCATGATATTCAACCATCTTAGATACATCTTCTGGGCCAACTAGCTTATTAGCAATAAGTGTTAAAAGGTCATATATTCTATGTAGCATAATATAATTAACCATAGGCAGGTTATCTTCTAAATTTTGTGGCTTTTCATCCTCGATCATTTGGTCGTCCTAAATCTTCCCAAAACTTTTCTCGACCCATTTGGTCTGTTTCTATTATTTGTCCGCCATCGGTATTAATTTGAATCGACGGCTCTTTTGAGTCTTTCATACATCTCCAGCCCAATATTGTTTTTATACTGACAAGATAAGCAGTATAGATAAATTATACCCTCATTTGTTTCGTTGCACATTAAAGGGCCCTGATCCATGGGACATTCAAGTCTAGGAACAAGGCCCTTCTCTGCGAGTTGAAGGTACTTAGACACGTACTGTATCTTCATGTACCTTCCTCTCTAATCTTTGAATTCGGTTAGGAACTCTTTGTATCTTGCCCCATTCAGGGAAGACCACGATGACCAATCATTACCGCCTTTAGTCATATAATACGTTATCTCTGCATTTATTACGGGGTCAAACAATAAAATGTTTGACCTTAGATCAAATTTTTCTTTACGATCAATGCCGAGTTCACCCAACATATTAATCTGAAAAATTCCGTAGGAACTGTCTCCAGTTTTCCTGTTACCATTGTAAGCCAGAGGTCTTGAATTAGACTCTGCCTTAGCAATAGCCCAAGCCTGTTTAAGGGCTTTTCCTTCAAAACCAACAGCTGATAGGAGTTCTTTTAGTTCTCCGTCTGTTAGCATCTCAGAAGGCTTGTACACAGTAGTGCTGTACTTCTCTAAGGTTTCTTTCTTTAGTTGTACTGTTGATTTAGGTGTTTCCACCTGCAATGCTTGTGTAATTGTTGGTCCAGGCTGGACAGTAAATAAAAATAATGTTATCATTCCTATATACGACCAGTTATGAGCAACATCACTCAAGCGCTGTTTTATATTCTCCATTGGCATTTCCTCCTTTAGAGATAACGAACTATAATAATAACATTACTTGATAGTAGCTGTCAAGTTAGTCAACCAGAAAGAAATACATGAACATATCTCTTTATACGCCAAGATCAGGATTAAATCCTGCTGTAGGCTTTGGATATGCTTCACAACATATAGTTAAATCATTACAACAATTAGGTCATACCGTAACTTGGTCAAATCCAAAAGCTCCAGTACAAATAAACTTTACTCAACCTCATTTATATAAATTACATAAGGGGCAATATCAAATTGGATATACTCCCTGGGAGTCTACTGGGATGCGACCAGACTGGGTAGATAGATTTAATTTATGCGACGAAGTTTGGGCAACATCAACTTGGAACTCAGAAGTATTTAAAGAAAACGGCGTTAATAAAGATATAAAGGTTTATCCTCATGGTATCGAAGATGTTTGGAAACCAAGGCGAAGAGTTGTTAAAGATGTCTTTAAATTTTTGCATATTGGAGAGCCTTCTCCCAGAAAAGACGGGCAATTAGTTTTAGATACTTTTATTAAAATGTTTGGCAATGATCCAAAATATCATTTAACCATTAAAGCTCATTTAACAACTTCAATTAGAATTTATGATAAAGTTGGAAACCTTGTTTCTCCATCATCTGTTTATAATAACATTACTATAATTACAGACGAATATAACATAAATGAATTGGTAAGCCTTTATCATAGACACCACGTTCTTATCTATCCTACTTGGGGAGAAGGCTTTGGATTTATTCCGCTACAGGCACTTGCATCAGGCATGCCAACAATAACAACTTATCCATGGGCGGAGTATAAAGAGTTTATCGGACCCCTTGCATTAAAGTCTAGACTTACAGATGAGACTCTTCCAAAAGCAGTAGGTGATCCGCATATTGGTAAAATGTTTAAACCAGATGCAAAACATTTAGAGGATTTAATGTATGATTCAGTTATAAACTTTAAAGCATATTCAGGTTACTATTTTGCTCAGTCGACTAGGATACATGAAAAGTATAACTGGATTAAGTTGACCAAGAATGCTTTTAGCGATTTAGATAAAAAATTTTCTTAGCCCTTCCCCTTTTAATTAAACTTTGGTAGAATTGAGCTTCAACTAAAAAATCATATACCGCAAGGCGGAGAAAAGGTGTCATTTAAAAATGTCAAAAACTATTGAAAACCCATACGAAAACTTTATTGCTTTATCTAGATATGCACGATGGATTCCAGAGGATAACCGTCGTGAGACATGGGGAGAGACAGTAGATAGATACTTTGATTTTATGCTGAATCACCTTTTTAAAGAATACTCATATGAGCCAGAATCAAAACTAGTTGAAGAACTAAAGTCTGCTGTGTTCAATAGAAATGTAATGCCATCAATGAGATCCGTAATGACTGCAGGTGCTGCCCTAGACAGAGATAATGTTGCAGGATACAATTGTTCATTTGTACCAGTAGACAATCCAAGATCATTTGATGAAACAATGTATATTCTTATGTGTGGCACAGGTGTTGGCTTTTCTGTTGAGTACAAGTATGTTAATAAACTTCCCGCAGTGCCAGAATCATTTGAAAAGTCTGATACAGTAATAGTTGTAGAAGATTCTAAGCAAGGTTGGGCAAAGTCATACCGTGAACTACTTGCATTGCTTTGGTCTGGACAAATTCCAGCAATTGATGTATCTAAAGTTCGTCCCGCAGGCGCAAGACTTAAAACAATGGGTGGCAGATCATCTGGTCCACAACCATTAGTTAATTTATTTGATTTTACTATTGCAAAGTTTAAGTCAGCAGCAGGACGCCAGTTAAAGCCTATTGAAGCGCATGACATTATGTGCAAGATTGGCGAAGTAGTTGTAGTCGGAGGAGTTCGTCGCTCAGCAATGATTTCTCTTTCTAATATTAATGATATTGAAATGGCTGCAGCAAAGTCTGGTAATTGGTGGGAGAATAACACACAACGTGCATTATCAAATAATTCTGTTGCGTATTCACGCAAGCCAGATATGGAGCAGTTTATTGCAGAATGGAAATCTTTGTATGACTCAAAGTCAGGAGAACGAGGTATATACAACGTGGCCGCAGCTCAGGCCCAAGCAGCCAAGTATGGAAGAAGAGATCCAGATATTCACTACGGAACTAACCCGTGCTCAGAGATTATTCTACGTCCTTACCAGTTTTGTAATCTTTCAGAAGTCGTATTACGTGAAAATGATACAAAGAAAGATATCGAACGTAAGGTTCAATTAGCTACAATCCTTGGAACATGGCAGTCTACTCTTACAGACTTTAAGTACCTACGTAAAATCTGGAAAGATAACACAGAAGAAGAGCGTCTGCTAGGAGTATCTTTAACTGGACAATTTGGACATAAGTTTATGTCAGGCAAAGAAGATTTGGTTTCCCTAGAAGAATTCTTGATGACTCTTAGAGAATCAGCAAGAGCAAAGAATAAAGATGAGGCTGGGAAAATTGGGATTCCTGAGTCTGCCGCTATTACTTGTGTAAAGCCATCTGGAACAGTATCTCAATTGGTCGGGGTATCTTCAGGAATGCATGCATGGCATTCTCCATATTACATTCGTACAGTACGTGGTTCAAAGGGAGATCCTATTTCTACATTTTTGAAAGAAGTTGGAATTCCAGTAGAAGACGACGTAATGAAGCCAAACGAGACTTACGTATTTTCGTTTCCAGTAAAGGCACCAGAAGGTGCAATTGTTAGAAATGATTTAACAGCTATCGAACACCTAAACATTTGGTTAGTTTATCAACGTGCATGGTGTGAGCATAAGCCATCTATTACAGTTTCTGTAAAAGAAGATGAGTGGATGGAAGTTGGAGCATGGGTCTATAAGCATTTTGACGAAGTCTCTGGAATTTCATTCCTGCCACATTCTGACCACTCATACAAGCAGGCTCCATACCAAGAAGTTAGCAAAGAAGATTACGAGGCACTTGTTGCAAAGATGCCAAAAGAAATTCGCTGGGAAGATTTGTCTTTTTATGAAACAGAGGATGGAACTTCTACAAATGCTACGCTTGCCTGCAGTTCAGACGGTAATTGCGAGCTTGTAGACATTTCTGCCTAAACGGTATATAATAAATATTGGGGGAAACCCCAAAATTCCTGGGCACAATGCCCAGAAATAGGAGGATCTAATGAAACAAGATCTAAACAATGATGGAAAGGTAACCATGCAAGAGAAAATTCTAGCAGCGTTAGCAAGTTATGGTCGTCACTTTTTGGGTGCAGCCATTGCTCTTTACATGACTGGAAATACTGACCCAGGAGACTTAATCAAGGGTGGTATTGCGGCTTGTCTACCAGTTATTTTGAAGGCACTTAATCCAAATGAAAGCTCATTTGGCTTTACAAAGAAGTAAAATTAAGAAAGTAATTAGGACGGCTCCTGTGCTAAAATAAGCATAGGAGTCTTCCTATTAGGAGAGAAATGTCAGCCCAAAAAAACTTTCAAGTTGATCAAAACACAACCTTCAGGTTTGTTGTTGAATATAAAGATAGCCAAGACAATCCTATTAATCTGACTGGATCTTCTGCAAAAATGCAGGTAAGAGATGGAACATCTGCTTCTAAGCTAGCAGCAACTCTAACATCACCATTGGGTGGAATTGTGATAGACCCTCTTCTGGGCAAGATAACAGTCACGATGACGCCAACTCAAACAAATAAATTATTTTATCCAAAGTCTGCTTACGATTTAATCTTGGTAGACAGCAATTCAAACAGAATAAAAATTATTGAGGGATTTTTAACCCTTAATAAAACGGTGACCATCTAATGCCAACTAATAATAGTAATAACATCGTAGTAACCGAAGAAGTTCACAAGGTCGTAGTTCCTAATGTTGGAATTCAAGGACCTAGAGGAAAGAGCATACTCAACGGTCTTGGAGAGCCCGCAGCCAATTTTGGTGTCGAAGGAGATTTCTACTACGACAAAAATACAACAAGATTCTATGGCCCAAAGCCAAACGATCTTTCTTGGGCGGGAGCAACAAATTACCTTTTAAGCACAGCAACCCTAACTTACCCATTTTCAATAAGTCAGGTCATAGATCAAGGATCTTATTGGGCGCTTGAAATAACTCACAACATGGGATACAACCCAAATGTCACTGTTAAAAATAGCGCAGGAGACATATTAGAAACAGGAATAGACTATAATAGTAACATGAAGATTACGCTGACAATGGCTCAACCATTCGGCGGGACAGCATACCTGTCTTAAAGGAGAATAGAAAATGGCAAGATTATTTGTAACTGATATCAATCTGAATAAGAATGAACTTCAGAATGCCAGAATTCAGGGGCTTACAGCAAATCCATCAGCTCCTGTAACTGGACAGATTTACTACAACACAGTAGAAAATGTAATGTACTACTACAATGGACTTGCATCACCTAATGGTCCATGGATGCCAATGTCTGGCTCCCAAGAAGTCATTCAAGATGTTATCGGTTCATCAGTTCTTGGCGGAACAGCATTAACTGCTACATATAACGATACAGCAGGAACAACAACTCTTAAACTTAATGATACTACAGTAACACCAGGATCATATGGATCACAAACACAGATTCCTACTTTTACAGTAGATGCACAAGGTCGCTTAACAGCAGCAGGAACAGTAGATGTTGCAACAACACTTACAGTTTCAGGCGATGGAGCAGATTCAACATCAATCAATTTATTGACAGAAACACTAGAGGTTAACGGCGGAGAAGGAATTGATGTTCTTGTAACAGATAACACAATTACAATATCAGCAGAAGATGCAACCTCATCAAATAAGGGTGTTGCAAGCTTTGACGCAACAGACTTTACAGTAACATCAGGCGCAGTAACATTAAATGCTGAGCGTGTACAAGATATTGTTGGCGGACAAATTGTTGCAGGCGAAGGCATCGATGTAACATACGATGATGCAGCAGGAACCCTAACAGTAGATGCAGAAATTGCAACAACTACAAACCGTGGTGTTGCTTCTTTTGCTACAGCAGATTTTACCGTAACAGATGGCGCAGTATCTGTTAAGAACGTAAACCTTGGAACACAAACCACTGGTGATTACGTTGCAAATATCACAGGAACAGCTAACGAAGTAACAGTTAGCCCTACATCTGGAGAAGGAACCACAGTAACAATTGGTTTACCAGATGATGTAACAATTACCAACAACTTAAATGTTGGCGGAAACCTTAATGTAACTGGAACAATTAACTCAGTAAATACCACTCAGGTAAATATTGTTGATAATAAGATTAACCTTAATACTGACTTTACTGGAACTCCAACAGCAGATGCTGGAATTCGTGTAGAGCGTGGCGAAGGTGCAGATGTAGAAATTCTATGGAACGAGTCTGATGATCGCTGGACCCTTACAAATAATGGTACAAATTATCACGCAATTACAAGAAAGTTTTCAGGAACAATTGGAAACGGTGTTTTAACACAGATACCTGTAACCCACAACCTTGGAGCAAGAGATGTCTCTGTTCAAGTTTATGATTCTAATACATACGAAACCGTAGAGTGCGATGTAGTTAGAACTTCTACAAGTGTTGTAACACTAGGATTCACAGTAGCACCAGCCGCTGGAGCATATACGGTAGTAATCGTAGGATAAGGGGGCATTAAGTGTCTGTAAAAAGATTAGTCCCTTTACATGCAGTAGCATTAGAATCAGATCCAGTTGTAGGTAGAATTGGTGATCTTTATTATAATGTAACAGAATCAGAGCTAAGATACTATGATGGTACCACCTGGAATCCAATCGGTGGCGGAGCAATTACTGGCTTATTAGACCATGTTCATACTTACGACGGAAATGTTTTTTCTGTTTCGGAATCTACAGTTGCATCAACTGGAACCTTAGATGGAGGAAATCCATTTTCAGAGTTTGGAAACTTACCAGGAAATCTTGATGCAGGTGAAGCGTAATGGCTATTGTACAAATAAGACGTGGCACTACATCTCAATGGTCTCAATCTACTAAAATATTAAAAGTAGGCGAGCTTGGAATAGATACAACTCTTAATAGATTAAAAATTGGTAACGGTACAAGTCTTTGGAGTAACCTTCCTTTTATTATAGGAGATAGAGGTGCAGATAGTACAGTTCCAGGTCCAAAGGGCGATACTGGAGATCAGGGCCCAGTTGGCCCAACAGGTGCAGCAAGTACTGTGCCTGGACCACAAGGTCCAGCAGGGCCGCAAGGGCCACAAGGACTAAAAGGCGATACAGGATTAACAGGACCAAAAGGCGATACAGGATTAACTGGCGCAGCAGGTGCACAAGGAATTCAAGGTTTAACAGGTCCACAAGGTTTAAGAGGAGAAACAGGTTTAACAGGTGCAGCAGGTGCAGCAAGCACCGTACCTGGGCCACAGGGTTTAAAGGGAGATACTGGTGACACAGGACCACAAGGTCCACAAGGATTAAAGGGCGATACTGGAGATCAGGGCCCAGCAGGCGCAGCAACTTTTAATGGACAAACAGATGTAACAAACGCTGGTCTTACAATTGATAAAATTGCTTATCCTGCAATTACTAGGTTAGATGTAACAAATAGTGGATCTTCAGCATATCTATTTATGAATCAATATGGCGGAAGCAATCCAACAATATATGCAATTTCAGGTACAACCATAGCATTTAATTTAAATGTTTCTGGACACCCATTTTTGATTAGATTTTCTGGAGCAAATTACAACACAGGGCTGATTCACGTTTCAACAACAGGAGTCATATCTACTGGTACCGATGCTCAAGGCAAAACTAGCGGAACCCTATATTGGCAAATTCCTCAAGGTATAAACGGAAATTACGGATACCTTTGCTCGTTTCATAGTGGAATGACTGGTACCATAACTATTAAGGATATAGCAACAATATGACAATAGAGACCGTAGGTAATTGGGAATGGGAAGTAGAGGAAAGCGATACAGCGCCTCTGCTTAATTTGACTATCAAAAATATTTCTGAAAATAAAACAGTAAAACTACTTAATATTAATTGGGCTACTGGAAGAGAAGACTTTTTAGAGCACTCTTACAATATGGCAATTGAAACTCTGAGCGGAGGAGACAACTGCTGTCTTGAAGGAAAGGTTGTGATGATATAAATGGCATCTAGAATAAGAATAAGAAGAGGCACAACAACTCAATGGAACTCTTCTACCAAAATTTTGGAGTCTGGCGAACTTGGTATTGACACAACTTTAAACAAGGTAAAAGCAGGAAACGGAATTAATATCTGGTCAGCCTTGCCTTATCTAACACCACCAGTTGCAGAAGTACAAGAAATGGCACAAGATGGAGTAGCCGCAGCTTTATCTGCTGGAACGCATTCAAATATAGTTGTATCTTACAGTGATGAGAATAACAGCATAAGTCTTTCAACTGGTCCAGATGTAGTAACAACAACTAGTCTTTCAACAACTTTAACAGATTCAACAACTGGATATGTTCCATACGGAGATATTGGTCAGCCAGATGGAGTGGCTTCACTAGATTCAAGTGGTAAGATTCCAGACTCAGAAATTCCAGCCACTATTGCTAGAGATACAGAAATTCCATCATCAACATCTTCTCTATCAGAAGGAACAAATCTTTATTTTACAGATGAGAGAGCACAAGATGCGGTAGGTAACAGCCTTGGATCTGGATTATCATACAATGATACAACTGGTGCAATATCTGTAGATACTTCAATTATATCTACTAAGACATATGCTGAGACAACAGCTACTACAGCAGCTACTACAGTATTTAATAATATATTGGATTCTGCTCCGACAGCTTTAAATACTTTAAATGAACTTGCAGCAGCAATAAATGATGATCAAAACTTTGCAACCACTATTACAACAGCATTAGGAACAAAATTAAATACAGCAACGGCAGCTTCTGACTATTTAAAGATAACTGATGCTGCTTCTACATATTTATCACAAACAGCAGCTACAACAACCTACCTAGCTAAAACTCAGCCAGCTTTAGACTATCAGATTTTTAATAGTGGAACAGGTGGATACGTAGTAAATGGAACTATAAATGGACCAATTACTTTAATTCCTGGAAAGCCTGCCAGAATTTCTATACAAGCACCAGGACATCCGTTTTGGTTTCAAACTTCATATGGAGCATACAATCAAGCAAATGTTTATGAGACTGGTATAGCAGGATCTGGAACAGCTACTGGACAAATAGAAATTTTACTTCCACTAGATGCTCCACAGCTTTACTATGCATGTCAATTCCATGAGCCAATGAAGGGTGTTGTTTTATTTGAAAAAGATAGCAGCCTTCAAACATTTGCCGCCAAGACTGGGTCTTATACTGCAGTTTTAATGGATATGGGAAAGATTATTGAAATGTCAGGTGGCGGAACCTTTACAATAACAGATTCAACATCATTCCCAGTAGGAACAACATTTGAAGTTCTTCAAACTGGATCTTCTCAGGTAACAATAGCTGGAGATGGTTTTACTATTAATGCTACACCAGGTTTAAAGCTCAGAACACAGTGGTCTGCCGCAACTATAATCAAAAGAGGCACGAATAGCTGGGTCGCTTTTGGAGACTTGGTAGCTTGATAAATGTCAAGACTCAATAAAAAATTTTTTAGCCGATTAGGTATCAGAAAAGTAGATGTACCCAACCTATCTGGATTAAATAGAGACCAGGCAATAGCTGTATTAAATGCCGTTGGCTTAGTGCCAGTAGATACTCCAACAAATACAGAAAATATTAATTTAAATCTAGGAATTGTTTCTCAATCGCAAGCTGCAGGATCTACGGTTTTAATTGGTTCACAAGTTTCTTTTAATTATTATAATTATGTAGCTCCACCAAACTTTAACCCAGGATTTAACCCAGGATTCAACCCAGGATTTGCTAACCCAGGATTTAACCCAGGATTTGGTGTTGTTTGTGATTATGTTGATGCACCAACTTACTGTACTGGTGTAGACTCTCAAGGCTACGGAGATGCTTATCAGCGGTCATGGACAGCTGGATGTCCAGATGTTTATTTAGGAAGAAGTTTCTGTGGTGTTCCTAACCCAGGATTTAACCCAGGATTCAACGAACCAGCATTCAACGAACCAGCATTCAACGAACCAGCATTTGACACACCGCTCTTTGGAGGATCTGGAGATCTGACTAATCTTGATCTTAGCGCACTATTTAGTTTTGGTGGCAAAAGCGTTGGCATTACAACTTTAGTTAGAACTACCGATGGTCTTGTTAAAGCAGGAGATTTACGAGTCGGAGACACTCTTTTATCTGCAAATATTGAAGGATTCCCTTATGAAGGAGATGAAGGAATAACTGCTCAAGCGATTGCTTGGTCAGATAATAATCCTAGCATAATCCCAGAAGTTACAACTATAGCTAATATCTATAAAACACAATCTGCATATGCGGTTGTAATTAATGAAGATATATTTTCTCAATACCACTATATTTTAATTAAAAGAAATGGCGTATCTAAGTTTGAAACTTCAGTAAATATAGTTAAAGAAACTGATTTGGTTTATTCATATGACACTAGCAGCTGGGAGCCTATTTATCTTTATGAAATAGTTCAGGCTCCACACGATATTATTTCTATCAACTGTGAGCCATACGATATGTTTTTTACAGAAAGGATGTTAACTCATGATTCAAGCGCAATATAATATTATAGAGATGAAAATGGTCGGAGAAAACCTTGTGCCCGTATTTTCTGCAATGCCTAATGAACTAAAGGGCTCCTGGATACATGTTACAAAATTAAACCATTCATCTATAAAATATGTAAGCGCAATTTATTTTAATGATGTGCATCCCGAAAACACTGTCGTTATTTCAGATTATTTTCCTACAGAATACCCAGACTTGTATTGCACCGTTAATAAAAATGGAAGAAATGAAAGAGTTTATGTAAATCCAAAATATAGAAAAATGGGGTTGCTGGGAGTTTCTGGATTAGTTGCTAGAGCAATATTTAATGATTATTTAAATATAATTATGGATGTGCCTTTAGATAGAAGCGAAAAAACTGAAAAAGCTACTAAATTAGTTAAAGATGTATGGCAAGAAAAAATAGAAAGCATTCCTCTAGAACAAAAATCATCAATATCAGTATTTGATATTGACCCGCCAAGAGATCCAGCTTATCCAGATGTTTGGCATGGCCACAGACCAGGAGGAAAAAATGGTTAATAAAATATTTTCAGAACAGGATATAAGTGTTTACAGTTTTTCATATATAAGAGACACAGAGCTTCAAGTTATGCTTTCAAGCTTTGAAGAGATTTCATGGATAGAAAGAGTAAATGGTTTTAAAGAAGGAATAATTAAAACAACAAACTTTAAAAATTTAAATTTAGAAAATAGGAGGCTATATATTAGCTATATTTCTGAAATAAATTCTTATCTTCATGACAGATCCCTTGCATTTGTTTATCCAATAGAGAATGTGTTTTTAAAAATAATTCCAGAAACATCATACATGCAAGAGTTTTTAAACCCAGGACTAATAGATACCATATCAATTATTTATATAGTAAATAGCAATCACACGGGATCTAATATTACATTCTTAAACAAAGATATTTCTATACCACTATCAAAAGGTAATTTAATAATTTTCCCATCTTCAGAAGAATATAGGTATAAGATTTCTGAAGTTTCTTCTGGAGAAATGATTGTTGGAGTTTCTTACGTAGAGGTTAAGAATGATTAATACAGAAAGTCAAAATAAAAACGAAAACGTTATATACAGAGAAAAAAGAAAAACAATCTCAGTTAAAGATAAATTTGATACACTGGGCCTATATGAAAAAATAATAAATGAATTAGATAAATCTGAAAAATTCTATGATTTCCCACATTCTAATGAAAAAGATATCAAGGTATACGATAAAAATAATTACAATCCATTTTTTATGCATGACGAACAAATGTATTTTCTTTTTCAAAAAGTATCTCTATTAATAAAAAATGCATGTGAAAAATATCAATTTAGCTACTTAAAAAATAAATATTTTATTTACTCTTCATTAATTGAAGACCAGGACCCGTCTTTATGGTATGATGCTGGTGGTACATCAAGACCCTCAATGTTTGGAATAATTTCTCTAGACTCAGAAAAAACAAGATTACTAATTAATGAAGAAGAGTTTGAGATAGAGCCTGGAGAAATTATTGTTTCGGAAGCGGGCAATAAAATTGTTTATTCTAATAGATTTAAATCAATAGTGTTTTATGTAAGCCCATTATCAGAAATAAAAAATCAGTATTCACAAAAGTGGATACCTTTAGTCTAAAATAAAAGGAGATATTATGATAATTGACACCCCAGCAATTGGAATAAAAATATATAGAAACGCTTTGCCAGAAGCAATGAACATTCCAGCAAGGCTAGAAAAGGTCTTAAGTTCAGGTAAAAGCTCAATGTTTAAGTGGTCGATTGCCACAGTTGGAGACCACGTACAAAAATTAGATTACAGAGATTGTGTCGATTTTAAAATCAAAAGAGATTCTTTGAGGCCAGGGAATGAACTATCTGACGAAATAATATCTGTTCATGATCAAATAACAGAAAAGCTTCAAGAGTGTTTAAAGGATTACATGAGAGCATACAATACGAACACACTGCACTACATGGAAGCTATAAACTTTGTTCGTTATGGAGAAGGACAGCATTTTAAAACACACCCAGACAGCGGCCCAAGCTATTCATGCGACGTATCTACTGTTATGTATTTAAATAGCGACTATGAGGGTGGAGAGCTGTACTTCCCCCATTTTGACTATACCTATGTTCCTCAATATGGCGACATTGTGCTATTCCCATCTAGCTATCTTTTTTCACATGCCGCCTTACCAGTAAAGTCTGGAATAAAGTATTCTGCAGTAACTATGTTTTCATATAACGATAGAAACCATCAAGATCATGGTAGGTATCAGGGCCAGGTTTCTAAAGTTCTATAGATAGGTAAAGAAACATTTAAGGTATAATTAGGGAAGAGGTGTAAGCAAATGGCAACAAATTTCCCAGCGTCTTTAGACGTTCTAGTTAACCCACAGCCGAATGATTCGGTTGAGGAAGTTTCCCATTCCGCCCAACATGCAAATGCCAACGATGCAATTGAGGCATTGGAGTCTAAGGTCGGTGCCAATAACTCTACCGACCCAAACTCTTTAGACTATAAGGTCAAAACACTTGAAACAAATATCCTAGATATTGAAGAGGTGGAAGATCTTGTCGGCGGCTTGCTTACCACTGGAACCCATAACAATATTACAGTAGCATACGACGATGTTGCTAGAAAAATAAATTTAACTGCTACCTATGACGATGAAGAGGTCATGGATGCAATTGCTACTTCTTTGACAGCAGGCAACGGAATAACAAAAACTTATGATGATGTTGCAAACACAATAACTTTAGCGGTAGATACCTCAGTTATGGCAGATAAGACCTACGTAAATACCGCAATATCAAACCTTGTAGATTCAGCACCAGGACTGCTAGACACTCTAAATGAAATTGCGGCAGCAATAGGAGACGATGCAAATTTTGCAACAACAATAACATCCGCTCTAGCAACAAAGTTAAATATTACAACAGCAGCAAGCACATACCTTTCAATAGCTGATGCCCCAGAGACAATATCAGATACAACAGGAGCAATGTTTGCACATAATGGGCATACAAATGTAGTTGCAACTTATGATGATACAACTAATAGGGTAAACCTTTCAGTAATTGCTCAATTAACACAAGAACAGGCTCAAGACTATATCGCTCCTCTTTTTGTACATAATTTAAATCCAAACATTACAGCAACCTATGATGATGAAGCAAACAAGCTAATACTAGAAACAATAATCCCTCCGTCTAAAGCTATTATGTCAGCTTCTGCCCCATCATCTCCGTCAGACGGTCAATTCTGGCTGGACACTGATGAATTTAGAAGTGGCACAACTAGAGCCCTCAAAGTATGGAATGCTTTAACTTCAACTTGGGAATACATAAGCTCAGACCTATCTCTTTCTACTACAAATACCTGGACCTCAAAGAATACTTATACAAACGGTATTATTATTGGTTTAGATGCCGCACCAACTACTCCAGTACACGGACAAATTTACTACAATAAAATTCTTAACAAGCTAAATGTTTGGGACGGCTTATTGTGGAAGGAAGTATCTGGTTCTGGCGGTGGTGGAGGCGGACTCACATTAATTCCAACAGATGCTTCTGCACCAGCAAGTACATTTTTCGTAGGTCTTATCGAGCCACCAGCGGGAGCAACAACTCTAGGAGATTTGTGGATAGACGTTGATGATGATGCTGGCGCAACAGAATTTATTTATGCTGGACCAGAAGCCCCAGCAAATTATAATACAGATACTCTTTGGATTGACACAGATGAACCGATAACAGAATTAATATATAGTGCAAATGAGCCAGCAACCCCTTCTTACACAGGAGAGCTTTGGATAGACTTAGATGATACTTCAGGACAGTCTATTGTCTCCTCTTTGACCCCTCCAACGCCTGCAGAAACAGATCTTTGGATAGACCTAGCAAACGAAGAGGGATACTTAGAGTATAAAGATTTATTTAAAAATGGAGCAGCGTCAGTTCAAGCTTTTTCAAATTTGCCTACTGCTTCTCTTTATCCAGGGGCAATGATATACGTAGTTTCACAAAAAACAATATATGTATCTGTTGATAATCAATGGAAAAAGATGTACCCAAACTCAGATTCAGAAGTCCTGTCTTGGATAGGATTTTGAACAAATTTATAGTATAATGACACTTGGAGGAATTATAATATGTCACTAAAGCGTTGGAATGGAACGGCCTGGGTTGTAGTAGCAGGATCACGACCAGGAGCACAAGGTCCTCAAGGTTTACCTGGACAAGCAGCAACAATATCTGTAGGCGCAGTAAACACATTACCTTCAGGATCAGCACCGACTGTTACAAATAGCGGAACATCTTCAGCGGCAATATTAAATTTTAGTCTTCCTACTGGAACGCAGGGCCCAGCGGGTGCTGCAGGTGCAGCGGGACCTCAAGGAACAGCTGGACAAAGAGGTTCATATAATTTCACTGGAATTGCAGATCCAACAGCACAAAACCCAGCAAACAAATTAGGTTTAGATAATTATTTAAATACAACAACGGGCGATTGGTTCCAATATAATTCAACTACATCGACATGGACATTACAGGGAAATATTAGAGGCCCACAAGGACAGCAGGGATTAACTGGAGCAACAGGTGCAGTTGGACCTTCTGGTAATGAACTAGCTAATGATATACTTAAGGAAACAACGGTAGCTAGGGTAGATGCAATGCTAAACCTAGGTCTATATTATCCAAAGTATACAAGTACTTTGACTCAAACAGAGTTGAACAGTAAATTTGCAGCAACAAGTTATTTATTTTAGGAGAATATAATGTCAAGAAGACAAATAGAACACGCATACTACGTATTTAAGCCAGAATTAGATCAGATTATTATTCCAAGAATAGTAAGACAAGATCGATTGATGCTTATCACAAATACGACACAAGGTAAGGTCATCTACAACTTCTCCGATCCTAATTTAACTGCAATATCTTTTTCAGTAGACAATGAAGTTGGCTATGAGCCAAAGACAATTATTACTCTTAAGTACAACTGTGCATCAATGGCTGCTACCGATCAACTTGCAATCATTGTTGACGAGCCAGCAGAAACAGTAACATTTACAGAGCCGCTTATGGATGCGGTAAATAAACTTAGAGTCGCCCCACCACAATCTTTAATGGATACAGACTTTGAATATGGTATTCAGAGCTCTAAGTGGGAAGCCTTGGTATTAACATCAAATTACCCATCATTCTTTTCTAGAGCAACAGGCGGAAACTCATTTGACGTAGTAAGCGTAACTGGCGATGGCGCAGCGCCAAGATCTACAGTTACTGTAGTTGTTTCTAGCCCAGCAACAGAACTTGTTGCAGGAGATGTTGTTTCACTTCAAGATACAAAAAATCCTTTAGCTGAAGGAACTTTCCCAGTTGAAACAGTAAGCGCAGACGGATTTACATTTACATATTTAGCAAGCGGAATTGTTTCTGGATCAATTTCAGATGGAAGCCTTACATCAGTTACTGGTGGAGGAATCTTCGATAACGCACACATTCCAGGCGGAAACGATTCTCTCGGACTTCAAGGATGGTCTGCAAACTCAGACGGAGCAGCACAATCTACAATTACAATTACAACAAGCACAGCTCATGGACTTCTTCCAGGAACACCAATTCTAATCGGAAGCCAGAATGCAAATTGCTCAATCAAGGGATCTTGGAGAATATTTAACGTCTCAAGTCCAAATCAAATGAAGTTTAAAATGGATTCACAGGTTTCTAACCCAATTGTCACAAATGGCGTAGGACTTTATGCAAAGCCAAATGGTTATGTTCAGCACAGACCACACGATGGAGGAGTTATTCTTTCAACAACAGACAATGTCTGTGGAGTAAGAGTTATTCGTCAAACACGTCGTCACTTTAGATATCAGTCAGGAAAGTCAATTCAGTTCTCAACTGGTGTAAAGTTTACCCCTACGTTTGACGTAGATCAGATATCTGTAGCTGGAGTTTTGATTGGAAATCAGGTTGTAACAGTCCGTACAATTCAAGATCACGGAATGCAACCAGGAGCAAAAATTAAGGTAGACGGAGTTCAAACAGCAGGAACTTACAACCCATGGAATGGCAAGTTTACGGTTACAAATGTTTTAGGAACAAATGAGTTCCAATATATAATGCCTATTACACAAAATTTAACTGCTACTGATCAGTTCCCAGGAGGAGTTGACGTAACAATTACTGTTTACAAGTGGGAAGGTGCTGCAACAAGAACTGGTATGTACAATGACCAAAACGGATTCTTCCTTGAATACGATGGCACATACCTATATGCGGTTAGAAGATTCTCTAAGAAAGATCTTTTTGGTAAAATTGCTGCAACTAAGTTTTCAAACACAATTACTGGTATAAATACAAGATTCAGAAAGCAGTTGCTGGTCGGAGACCAGATTGTTATTAAGGGAGCAAACTACACAGTTATTGAAATTGCATCAGACACTAATATGAAGGTTAGCCCTGCATATAAGGGAGATTCTCTAACAAACTCATCTTATGTTATAACTCAAGAAATTAGAGTTCCTCAGACCGAGTGGAACGTAGACAAGCTAGATGGTAAGGGACCTTCAGGATACACATTGGACCCAGCATTGATGCAGATGGCCTACATTGACTACACATGGTATGGTGCGGGATTTATTAGATTCGGATTTAGAGGCACAGAAGGAAATATTGTTTATTGCCACAAGATGCCTAACAACAATAGAAACACAGAAGCTTACATGCGTTCTGGAAACCTTCCAGCAAGATATGAAGCTATTAACTCACCATTCTTTAGCACAAAGCTAAAGGCGGGATCATCAGGAATTGTTGGATCTCCATTATCCCCAACAATGATTGTTATGTATGTTGATAGTGTTAAATTCTGGCCAGACCAAGGATTCTTGGTTATAAAAGACGACACCAATTTTGAAATTTGTTCTTATACAATTACTAATAGAGAATATAATGCAATTGCACAAGGATATCCTGTTAATATTAACAGAAGACAGCCAATGACCTCTTATCTACAGGGTCAGGCAGTTCAGCTATCAGGATCTTCTAGCAATGCAACATATCTTCCAGATAATACTATTACAAATGGAACTGGAACTGCACAAGTTTCTGTTCAAACAATTACAAATACCTGTGCTCCAGTAATTAGCCACTGGGGATCATCTGTTATCATGGACGGTAAGTTTGATGATGATAAGAACTTTATCTTTACCGCTGGTATGCAGAGATTCGTAAACGTTGCAGGTTCTGGTGAAGTTATTGCAAAGATTGCTTCAAAGTCTGCTACATCAGGTGTTGCAACAGTAACAACTGCTGCACCGCACCAGTTGCAGGTTGGATATCCAATTAGAATTTCTGACGTAAATACTTCAGCATCAATAACAAGTATTGTAAGAACTTCTGCATCTACAATAAGAGTTACAACTCAGGGTTCTCACAACTTTGTTCAAGACCAAAACGTAACTATATCAAATTCAGTTCTTTCTAGAAACCTTCAAAATGGACAGATTCAAACTACCGCAATAGTTGGTGTCTTGAACGGGATTAGAACAATATCTGCAGTGCCATCGTCAAACCAGTTCGATGTAATCCTTGCAGGTGTATATGGATACACTGCTCAGCCTCAAACAAATTCAAGCGCTGTAGAAAGTTCAACATTTAATGGAACATTTACAGTAAGCGCAGTAACAAGCAATACAATTCAGTACACGATACCATTTGGAACTACAATTCCAACAAGTATTGTTACCCCTCAAGGATCCGCTTCACAGAGCTTTGGTTCTTCAGCAATTGCAAGACCACTTCTTTCAATCAGAATTGCTCCTTCAGCAGATAATGGAATTGGAAGAAATTACGGTAAGAGAGAAACTCTTAACACTATGCAGCTAGCACTAAGTTCGCTTGGTATTCTTGCTCAGGGAGCATTCTTGATTCAGGGTATATATAACCCATCAGCTTTCCCTACTGGAGTAAACCTTCCAGGCGATTGGGAAACTATTAGAATCCCTGGTGGATCTCTAGCACAGGTTATCTACCATGATAATACTGGTAGAACAGGTTCTACTGTAACCAACCCTATAACAACAATCAGAGGTGGAGATCAGGCGTTTGCTTTCTACACCGACGGTACTGGTGGTACAAACTACTCAGCTACAACATTTGATTTGTCAAAGGTTAAGGATCTTGGAACATCAATTCTTTCTGGTGATGGAAACTTTAAAGCACCAGGATTCCCAAATGGTCCAGATATTTTAACAATCGTCGCAACAAACCTAGGATTAACATCTGGAGATATTTCAGCCCGTTTATCTTGGACAGAAGCTCAGGCATAAAAGGAGTATAAAATGGCAGTATCAGATGTCCCAATAATTGGCACGGCTACCAAAACTGGATCGACAACAGCAACAGTAGCATTTGCGGCACCACTTAATGATGGTGGCTCTACAATTACTAACTATACTGCCTTATCAACTCCTGGCAGTATAACTGCATCATCGGCAACATCTCCAATTACAGTCACAGGATTAAACCCTGGAACAGAATATACTTTTACTGTAACGGCTACAAATGGAGATGGCGTATCTGGTCCTTCTGCTCCAAGTAATAGCATTACAACAGATGCTGTTGTTCCTGATGCTCCAACTGTTGGAACAGCTACAAAAACTGGAACAACAACTGCAACTTTAGCATTTCTCCCACCAACTTCTAATGGTGGTAGGCCAGTTACTAGTTATACAGTAACTTCTCTTCCTGGTAGCATTACAGCTACTGGAACATCTTCTCCAGTTTCAATTACGGGACTGACTTCAGGAACACAATATACATTTACGGTAACAGCTACAAACTCTATTGGTACCTCTAGCCCCTCACAGGCAAGTAATGCTGTAACTACAGATTACGTAAATCCTAACAGCCCAGGTGCACCAACAATTGGAACTGCTGCAAAGACTGGTTCAACAACAGCAAATGTTCCATTCACAGCGCCAGCATCAGATGGCGGATATGCAATTACTACATACACTGCCATATCAACTCCTGGTGGTATTACTGGAACACTTTCTCAAGCAGGCAGCGGAACAGTTCCCGTTACTGGACTAACCCCTGGAACAGATTATACATTCGTAGTATTTGCAACAAACTCACAAGGCGCTGGTAGTAACTCATCTGCAAGTAATACAATTACAACAGATGCAGCAGCACCTAGCGCCCCTTTAAATCCTGTAGCTACTAAATTAAGCTCAACAACTGCAAGAGTTACGTTTAATGAGCCAGCTACAAGCAATGGAGCAGCAGTAACTACTTACACAGTTACATCAACTCCTGGAAATGTCACTGCCACTGGATCAGGATCTCCTATTACAGTTACAGGACTAACTGCTGCAACAGCCTATTCATTTACAGTAACAGCTACAAACTCCGCTGGCACATCTGTTGCCTCAGCGCCAAGTAATCAGATTGTTTCAGATGCCACAGTTCCTGGAGTACCAACTGTTGGTACAGCAGTAAAGCTAACATCAACATCAGCACGGATTCCATTTACGCCACCAGCTTCAAATGGTGGAGCAGCAATTTCTAACTACACAGTTACATCAACTCCTGGCAACATCGTTGCCTCATCAACAACATCACCTATTACTATTACAGGATTAACTCCTGCGACATCATACACATTTACCGTAAAGGCAACTAACTTTGTTGGAGACGGAAACGCTTCCGCTTCAAGTAACAGCATAACAACAGACGCAGCAGACGTATTTGCACCAGATGCCCCAACAATAGGAACAGCAACAAAAACAGGATCTACAACAGCAACTGCTGCGTTTACTGCTCCAGCTTCAAATGGTGGCGCAGCAATCATTGGATACATTGGTACATCAACCCCTGGTGGCATTATTGCTTCATCAACAACATCGCCAATGACTTTCACAGGATTAACTCCTGCTACACACTATACATTTAAGGTAAGAGCAGTTAACTCTGTTGGCACTGGACCTGAATCAGCTGCAAGTAATATTGTAAATACAGACAGTGCTCCTCCTGGACCACCAACTGTTGGAATTGCTTCAAAAACTGGAGCAACAACTGCAGTACTTGCATTTACTCCACCAACCGTAACTAACGGTCAGACAATTACTGGATACACTGTTTCATCAACCCCAATCGGTGGATCAGGTGCAGGAGCCACATCCCCAATACTTGTGACAGGTCTTACTCCAGCAACAGCCTACACCTTTAAGGTTAGAGCGATTACAAGCTCTTCTGAGGGTGAGCAATCAAATTCAAGTAATATTATTACAACTGACTTTGGAAGCTCAGCTAACTACGCTACATTGTCAAATCAAATTGAGACAATCAAGACAAAAATTAATGCTTTAACATCTACAAACTTAAATGCAGAGCAGATTTTGTATGTGTCAAAGTCTTTAGTTACTTTATCTGAGGCACTAGGCGTAGAAGATGTTGTTGAAGCCACCGCAAATGCAATTGAAAGAATTGATGATGCTGGAGCGGCAGCAATTACGCTTGTTAGCGGAACAGCTAATGGGGCAGCAGTTGCAAATCTAAGCAATAAGTATACTGCACTACAGGCAACATATGACAATATTAATCCTAGAGTAACCTCTCTTGAAGGAGTGATTACAAATCAAGAATCAAATATTGCATCAGCATCAGCCCTAGCAGTAAGCGCTGGATATAATCCATGGCAAATTTTAACAGCTAACAAGCTTCTAGTAAATAGAGATAGAGTTTTTGTTAACACACCAGCACTTGGCGGTGGAGTAGGTGGATTAACATTAACACTTCCAGCAGGACCTGCAATAGGACATGTTGTAGAGATAGTAGATATTTCTGGAAATGCATCAACAAACTTCTTTACTATAGCTAGAAATGGCGAAAGAATTCAAGGAGTAGAGGAAGACCTTATCTTCAACGTAAACAATAAGGCTATGAAATTAATATATTCAAATACTGCAAAAGGATGGAGAATCGCATAATGGCATCATTAGACACGCTTTTAACATTATCGTCAGGACTTAAAGCGTCCGAACTAGCAACTCTAGGAGTAACTGGAGCATCGCTAGGAATTACTCCAGCATCTCTTGGAGTGGTAGATGCAGAATCAAGAATGAATAGAGAAGTAACTGACGGCACACGTCGTCCTTACATGATCCCTACAATTACAACAGTAAATGAAAGAAACCAGTCATGGTGGCAAATTTGGTCATCTGGAGACCCATGGACAGGCTACTACAATTATTTAACTGGAACAACGCAGGCGGATTGCGAAAGAGCATTCTGGTTCTCTCTTGGAACAAATACTAGACAGAATACCGTAGGCTATGCTACAAGCTCATTTGACAACAATAGATTAATCTATGCAAAGAACTCTGTAGTAGGAAATGACGATGTTCATATTGCTCACGGAAGAAACTCCGCATACTCACCATTTAGACTAAGAACTATGTTCCTTAGAAATCATCATCCAACCCTACAAAAGACAGTATCGATGTGGGGAAGCTATTCAAATTACTGGGCATCTGGTCATGATGGCTCAGGAGTTTGTATTGGAACACCTAATACAAGCGGTAATTATAATACCGTTACTGATATTAGCTGGTCAGTTCCAGTAAATAGAACTGGTGGAAACTCATACTACCAGTGGTCATGGAACGTAACAATTCCAGCCAAGACAACTGTAGTTGTTGTACAAACTAATACAATGTACTACTGGCAGTCAGGGTATGTTCACTGGTACCTAGATCAAAATATGTTCTATGATTTGCATACTACATTTTCTGATTTCTGGATTCAGCCAGATCTTAAAATGACTCAAGCAGCACTTCAATATAATGATCAATTAAATGAATTTAACGTAAAAAGCTCCTGGCGCATTTGGGCCAGAACAGCAGAAATGTTTGGTAACCGATAATGTACTACATTAAATTTGACGCAAATAATATTCAAGAGCAGATGATTCTTTCCGAAGAAAATCCAGGTGCTGGATGGCACGGAGTCGGAGAAGATATTGATGGCAAGATGTTTAAATTAGTATCTGGAGCACCCATTGCTATGACAGACGAAGAGAAAGATGAATATTATCTTTCACTAAAAACTACATATTCATATGCTGCTCTAAGGGCAGATAGAAATGAAATGCTAATGAGATCAGACTGGACTCAATTACCAAATTCTGGTTTATCAGAAGCAAAAAGAGCAGAATGGGAAACCTATAGACAAGCGCTTAGGGACCTCCCAGAAACAATGACGGAAGACCTTGAATATACTCTTCCAGAGGTTCCAGCATAATGAATTTTATGATACAATATTCTAGAGGAGTAACAAAATGACAACACTTACCGCACAAATTGAGCTAGCAAAGACAAAGATCAATGCTTTGTCAGCAGCTACACTTACATCACAAGACATCGTATTCTTGGCTAAATCCCTTGAGTCCCTTGGATCACTCCTAGGAGTTAATGACATTGTGGCAGTAACAAATACAAAAATTTCAGAGATAACAAATGCATCTAGCGGACAGGTTCAAACAATTACTAATGCTGGGTCTTCTCAGGTAAATGCTGTGGTTACTTCTGGAAATCAACAAATCGCATTAGTACAATCAGCAGTAGATAACTACAATCTATTCGTAAACATGGGAGTAATATAAAATGGCACAAATTAGTTTACCAGCAAGAATATTCGGTGGAACAGTTCCAGTAACTGAATCTCAGGTGTATACAGTTCCAGCGGGAGAGACAGATGTAATTACATCTATTACCCTATGTAACACTACCGATGTTGCACAACAGTCAAGCGCAAAGTTTGCAGGAATTTTCTTTTACAAGAACATTGACCTAGCACCTCGTCAGATCACAGTTATAGATGTTAAGCAGGTTCTAAATGCAGGAGATGCAATTATTCTCAGTGCAGGTTTAGCAAACTCTGTTAACGTCTTTATCTCTGGCGTCAAAATAACAACAATTTAATTAAAAATATTTAGGAGAAATAAAAAATGGCAGTTGCAAATACAGTTACGCAAATTGTTCTACCTGGCATAGACAAGGTAGTTCAAGATCAGACCACGGCAGCACTGGCTTCAAACCCAACAGTCGCAGCGATCATATCAAATCTTGCACAGTCTGGAAGCACAGCGCAACTAAATGCAGCAATTGCAAACGCAAATGCCGTAGTTACAGAGCTTCCTTCTGTAAACGCTCTGCCTACATTTGCAACGTATTCATGCCGAGACAACAGACCGTTTTGGAATATTTACAACAGTAGATTCAGACCAATCGATGCAGGAAGCCAACACACTGACTCAGAACTTTGGGCACCATGGGCTGGATGGAACTATACAAACTCACTTATTGGCTCAAGCACAGTAACCACATCTTGGAGTCAAGCAACACCATTTCAGCAGGCAGACGGACACTGGATGATGAGACTTATGGCGGGTAACAGAACTTATACCGCAGTAAATCCTGATGTTATGCAGTCATACATGCCTTACTTTGGAGTTGTTATTGGAAAGCGTGGAATCAGACAGAACTTCTCTTTATTTAGCTCAAACAACACATTAAGAATTATGGAACGTGGAATTGCTGAAGGATATTACGAAACTATAAATCTTAACCAATCAATATATTCTACATGGACTGGACAGGGAGTAACCTATGGTTCAGCTGGCTACAACGATAGAACTAGAACGCTTGTAGTTATTCAAACAATAGATGCAAATAATAACTACAGAATGCACATCTGGAAGAACGAAGGAACAGATAGATCTTTAAATAGCGACAATTACTACCCAGGAACACTGGCTGCTTTCTTAAGAGAAGCAAAAACAGGCCTACTTGATGCAGGTCAAGGCGCTGGAGCGGTTAGCTATGCATTTAGAGATTTCCAGTGGCAAGCAAGCAACTCTCAGAGCTATGATGAATCAAGATATCGTATGCGTGTGGTAGTTGGAGATAATGGAATTATTGGAATGGCAAGAATGGTTCCTTCAAATCAAAGTCAATATGCAACATATAATCCAGCAACTTCACAACTGGTAACATCTTTTAATGCAATTGGACTTACAACTTCATATGGTATTGAGCAGGGTCAAAGATACGGAATGAGACATCAAATATCTTGGGACAATAACTGGGTGGCAGCGTATAACTGCTACTACTACTATGGCTCAGGCATGAATGTTTATTTCATTGATACAAGAGATCCTAGAAATTACTTTATTGGCCAACATGGAACTACAAGCCACGGATGCCAAATAGTTCCTTACCAAGAAGATAAATTCTTGTTTAACGATTCTACTCACAACGTTGACAACAACTACGGGCTAAGACTCTTTATTCAGGAGCCGCAAGCGGCGCTAGAAGGAAGAACTACGTCTTCAACTATAGCTAATGGTGGTAACTTAGGTTTAGTAAACAATCCACAGTGGGGTCTGTTTGATACAGACTACACAAGCACAAATTACCCAGGGCTCCAATCAATGGCGCACTGGACAAGAAGAGTATAAGGGGAAAAAAATGAAATTTAATTACTATGATGGAGTCGCATCCTTCAATGAAAACGGCGAATACGAGACAGACATTGTCACATCTTTGCCACATAGACTATCAGTTGTTGACGGAGTTGTTGTTGACAAATATCCAGGAATGACAGATAATGAAGTAAGGATTGCAGACCACGAAGCAGCACTTGAGCGTTTAGCACAAGATAGAGCTGAGTGGGATGAGTTGGATGACGAAATTAAAGCAAAAGTAGAGCGCCCAGCAGATTTGCCTGAGCTAGATCTACCAGAAGAGGAATAAAATGCCAATTACACAGACCCCTAATTCAGTAGTACCAGCACTTTGGACTTACACATATCTCCAGGCTCCAATCAATGGACAAGGAAAGCCATATTTTAATATCCCAGCTCAGTTTGTTGATCTAGGAACCAAGTCAAGCGGAACCCTTACCCTAGACTTAGCGGCTTCAAATGTTTTTAGAGTAATTGCTGGAGGTAACTTTACAGTAGCCTTTTCAAACATTGCAAATACAGCAAGCGTAGCACAATTCTGGCAGATGGAAATAAAGTCTGGCGGAAGCTATACTATCAACTGGCCAGCAGGAATTGTATGGGATGGTGGCGGTGCTTCAAACATTCAGCCAGTACTATCACTAGATACAACAGTTTTAAATTTTTACACTAGAAATAATGGAACAACAATCTTCGGATCATACGCATTCTCAGATTTGAAAATCTAACATAAATAGGAGAACAAAGTGGCAATATCAACAATAGCATCAAACAGTACCTCGGTAGCATTACCAGACTTAGACGTATCGGTTTTTAGCAATCTAAATGCTGGATTGAACACAAGCCCTCAGATGCTGTCTATCCTACTGTCATCTACAGCAGCAGTTAGCTTAAGCGCTTCTATTGCACAGGTAGACTTAATTGATGATAATATTAAAAATAATGCTGTTACAAAAAACCCACCACTTCCTACATGGGCTACCTATACAAATAGATCTAACGAGCCAGCATTTGTTACTTACGGCAGCAACATGCAGCCTATGTTTGGCGGATACTTAAGAGATGATACAGAAGGTCAAGACTGGCCTGATAGAGGTGCAAGATATACAAATACATCTCAAGGATCTAGAAGCACTGGACACTCTTCAGTAAAAGGAACTAACTTCCAGCAAGATGAAGGTAACTGGCTTGTACGTCTACCAGGACACGCCCCTGCTTCAGGTTCTGACGGTCAATTCTCACACTCAGTTTGGTACAACATGGTTAATGAGTACTGGCCATTCTTTGGAACAATGATTCAAAAATCAGGAGTTCGTCCAAGAAATTCAATTTATTACAGAAACAACAACTTAGGAATATATCCTAGAAGCGGAGTTTCTCCACTAGAGCATGTTCCTATGAGCAGCACATACGCATCATGGACCAACACTAATACTGGATACACAGCTATTTCTTACAACGTTAGAACTAATACTCTAGCAGTTTTAGAGCCTAGAGATAACTCAAACAACTACAGACTTCATGTATGGAAAAACGCAAACCCTAATAGAGATTTAGATTCAGAAAACTATACAGCTGGAACTATGCACAGATTTTTGTTAGAAGCAAAAACTGCGGGAACACCAACAGCATTGACACAAACAGCTTATTACTACTACAACGATTTTCAGTGGCAAGCTAGCTCATCTCAAAACTATGATGAGTCAAGAAGAAAAGCATACATTGTTATGGGAGATAACAACCTTGTTGGAATAGCAAGATTTGTTCCTTCAAACATAACTCACTATGCAACATTCCAGCCTAACTTTGCTACAACTTCTGGAACCCTAACTACCTTGAATGGTATTGGAAATACAACATCATACGGAATTGAGCAAGGCACTTACTTCGGTATGCGCTACATGCAGACTTGGGACAATAACTGGTTTGCAGCTTATGCGCCATATTACTACTATCAGTCAGGATTCAACTGTATTTGGTTTAACTCGCAAGACCCTTCAAAGTATTACATTTCACAATGGGGAAGCACCGACTGGGGAGCACAAATTGTTCCTTTCAAGAAGGATAAATTCCTTTTCCACGCAGGATCTTCTAACAACGACGGAAACGTAGGTATGAGACTATACGTTGTTGATTTAGGTGGACTTCTAAAATATGGACGGGACTCTGACGGAACAGCGCAGGCGAATGGTTCAAACATCAACCTTTTCAAGTCAACCTTCACATACTCATTTGATACAAGATATCAGTCTACAAATTATCCACTGATTGTTCCAATGGCTGAATGGACACACGGCTAAAATGTATTATGCGATACTTGACGGAGAAACTGTAAAGAGATCTGGAACACTAAACACTTTATTTCCAAATTCCTCTTTTCCACTTTCAGGTCCTAATGACGACTTTAAAGAAGAGAATGATCTAGTTGAGGTTTTAGAATATTTAGAGCATGACTCAGAAACACAGAAAATGATATTCTGCGACCCATACTTTTTAGATGGATCTGTTTATAGAGTTGAGCTTGTAGATTTTACTTCAGAAGAGCTAGAATCAAATCTGGCTGGTATTGAAGAATTTGAATCCTTACAGGGGGAATAATGTTAGTAAACCAGAGATCAGTATTTAAGAGATCAAGATACAGCCAGTTTGGCTTACAGCTATGGCTAGACGGCACAGCTGTTGATAACTTTGAAGTAACTCCTGTTACAAACAAATGCTTCCTAGCAAAAGAAAGATCTCAGTATCTAAGAAATTTTGTGCAGGCAACTCCAGCAAATCAGCCTACTTACGTAATAGCAGCAATTAACTCATTGCCAGCACTAAGATTTGATGGCGTAAACCAATTCATGACATTCTCAGACCCTACACTATCATGGCTTGCAAATACATCTTTTACATTTTTTTATGTTGCAACCAAAACAGCAAAGACTGGCAGCTCATTTGTTATCGGAGGACAAGGAGTGGCAACAAGATCTAACCTAGCTTTTGGTTATACTATTCCTACTTCATCCAGAGCTGTTTTTGGAAATGATGATATCAATGCTATTGTTCCAGCGGTAACTCCTGGACAACCAGAGCTTTATGCTATAAGATACGATAACACAAATAATAGAAGAGAAGTTAGAAGAAACGGTGTAACTGTAGCCCTTGGAGCCTCAGACGGAGCCCCATCTAACATGACAGGGCAGACAATCGGACGATACCTTTCTACATACGGACAGTTTGACCTAGGCGAAATACTTATTTACAACAGAGCAATAAGTGATTATGAAATGGGTCAGGTTGAAAGAGACCTTATTTCTAAGTGGACAATCGTCTAAGGATAAAAAATGGCATATGAACCCCAAAGATTTGTTGGCCCTTTAATACTAACTCAATTAGCAACTACCCCACTAGAGACCTTTGCTAACAAAGCAATTATAAAAAACATTATTGTTTCAAACATTTATAATGGAACATTAAAGTATTCTATCTATGTAGCCCCTGCTGGTGAAGACGCTCAAAATTATAACAAGGTTTTCCCAGACATGACAGCCCCAGAAAAATCTATTATCTCTCACGATGTTACAATAGTAGTAAATCCAGGAGACAGAATATTTGCTCAGGCTAGCATTCCAGGCGGTATCCTTCTTACCATTTCTGGCGTAGAAGTCATTCCTTAAACACTTCTTTGTAAGTGTAGTATAATATAATTATGAGTTATGAACTGAAGGTAATCAAAGATTATCCGATTGGCTTTTGGCCTCTGGATGAGTCTTCGGGTACCACTGCCGCAGATATCTCTGGATGTGGAAATAACGCTACTTATGTAGGGTCTCCTGCATCTAATATGCTGCCAATTATTCCAGGCGGCGGGTCAGGAACAAAGATAACCAATACTGCTTATATAACAGTACCAACATCAAAAGACTTCTATGGTTCATCTGTTTCAAATGGGCTAGGCAACAAATATTCTTCAGACAATGACTTTACATTAGAGCTATGGGTAAGTCCATCTATTCAGTCATCTAACCTAACAACCTTATTTGCAGACACTACAGATAAAATTGGTTTGTATTGGGAAAAGGGAGATGTCGTATTTAAGGTTACCGACACAGAACAAATTAGGTGGGCTACAACTTATACCAAAAAGGCAATGCATATTGTAGGCATATATTCCGTAAGCTCTATTTCTTTATATATCGACGGAACTCAAGTAGCAAATAAAACCATAGACTCTAATTTTAAATTTACAAATACATCGCTAGATCTACAGATAGGACCAACTTCAGATGCGGGAGACTACCTTGTAGTAGATGCTCCAGCAGTTTATCGATATGGACTAAACGAGGCATCTATTAAAAGACATTATAACGATGCTAATTATTACATTCAGCCAATACATGTTGTTAACCCAGAAGAAGGAGTTTTATTTTCTTGCTCTGACAGAACAAATAGAATAGATTTTAGTTACACCTATGGGGTCGATACCGAATGGGATAGCCTTATAGATTCAAATACTTATTATGACGACAAAGGAAAGTATATTGGATTTATCCCAACCTCTACCCCCCAATCAAAATCATATGTAATTGATGACTTTATTTTCATTCCAATGGAGTCAGGTTTTGTAAATTCTAAAATTGAATGGCGTAATGAATTAGGTATATCCGTTCAGACTAGCACTGATGGGGTAAGCTACCTAAACTGTGTAAATGGAGAAGCGGTGCCTCAGTATAGAAAGGGAAACTTTAATACAAGCGGTCTTCTATATATTAAAATAACTATGTCTACCACAGACGCCAGCAAGTTCTTGCCAAGATTATCGTTTTTTTCAATTAAGTTTTATAGCCAGTCTAAAATTTATGCTGATAATTTTAATAGTTATATTGAATCTAGCAATCAATTTGCCATAGGGTCCTTAAACTACTCTCCCCTGATGAGACATTATAATAATGGGATTAGGCCAAATTCAGGATATGGATTTGATATAAGTCCTAATTCAATTATAAATACAGTAGAGATGTTTTTTACTCCTAAAACAAATGGAGCCAATACTTTATTCTATGATCCAATAACTGGCACCAAGTATGCCTGGAATGGGTCTGGCGTGGTCTCTAAGGCCTCTATAAGCAAAGTTTATATCAATGGGGTAGATAAGACCTCACAGACCAATATAAGCAATTTCCTGGTCGCTGGAGAGCCTCACCACGTAGTTCTTGTATTTGATGGGGCTGTAAATGGACCCATTCAGTTTAATTATGAAAATACAGGCGGCCCAGATAATTTATACAACAACATATCGCTATATAATAGAGAGCTTACTCAGTCAGACGTTACTACCCATTTTGATTTATATTGCGGAAGACCTGCTTCTACAATAATAGATCCAGTAATGAGCCTGACAGAATTGCCTGCTGAATACTATGACAATGACTGGGTTGTGGTTCAAAGCGTATAAATTTGTCACATTGAGTGACAAAAAGCTGGACTTAGACAGTAAATAATGGTAAAATAAAACTTATGGAAATGAATAACATACGTCGTCAAGTAATAGAAGAATCACCACTTGGGATATATGTGTGGGAAATGCCTGATGGCAGATGGATTGGAGATGACGATGGGAACTTTCTTTCAGTCACGGCCAAAAAAGGAAATAGATCCCTCATCGATGCTTTGGCTAGAGAAGTTCGCTCATATGGCATATATGAAGGCGGGCCTAAGTTTCTTTCCGCTAGGCGCAAAATTAACGACGAAGAATTTGCAGAACAAAAGCAAAGACTTGAATGGGGACTAGTTCCAGATCCATTTGATATTGGAAACTATAAAGACGAAATTAAAAAGTTAGGTAAATTGAAATGACAAAGTATGTAGAAGATGATGACTCTCAGGATATTGTAGTTTCAAACGTAGCGGACTGGATGAAGTTTAATACTCCAAGAGAAGAAACAACTACAGATTTATTTAAAGTAAGTGGAGAAGAGCTTACAAAGATTTCAGGGCTTAGCCCAGCATTTCGTCGCAAGATGAATAGAGACCTTCAAAAAAGATTCCAGGGTATTGATGGAACAGAAACTCAGCAGAACTTATTGCAGCAAGCAGTTACTGGCTACGCAATGTTTGATCTTGTTGAGCCTCCATACAACCTAGACTACCTATCAACTATTTACGAAATTTCCCCATACAACTATTCAGCAATTAATGCTAAGGTTTCAAATATTGTGGGTCTTGGACACGACTTTATTGAAACACGTAAGACGCAAGAAGCTTTTGATAATATTACAGATGATAAGTCATTAGAACGTGCCCGTCGTAAATTAAATCGTCTTCGCCAAGATCTTTATGACTGGCTAGAAGAATGTAATGAAGAAGAAACATTTACTGAAACTTTAATTAAGGCTTACACAGATGTTGAAGCAACAGGCAATGGCTACATTGAAATCGGAAGAACGTCAGCAGGTAAGATTGGATATATTGGACATATCCCAGCAAAGACAATGCGTGTGCGCCGCCTACGTGATGGCTTTATTCAATTGCTTTATGGCAAGGCAGTTTTCTTCCGCACATTTGGAGATCAAGAAACAGAGAATCCAATTGCAGGCGGGCTAGATAGACCGAATGAAATTATTCACCTAAAGAAGTATACGCCTACAAATAACTATTACGGTATCCCAGACATTGTGGCCTCATCAAATGCTATGGCAGGAAATGAATTTGCTGGAAAGTATAACCTAGATTACTTTGAAAACAAAGCAGTCCCTCGCTATATTATTACAGTAAAAGGAGCAAAGCTTTCTACGGAGTCTGAGCGTAAGCTACTTGAGTTTTTCCAGGTTGGGTTAAGAGGAAAGAATCACAGATCCCTTTATATTCCGCTTCCACCAGATTCCCCAGATTCTAAAACTGAATTTAAGATGGAGCCAATTGAGGCAGGAACTCAAGAGTCTTCATTTAACGTATATCGTAAATCAAATAGAGACGAAATCCTTCTATCCCACCGTGTGCCAATTAATAAAATTGGAACCCCAGAAGGAGTTAACTTGGCGGTGGCAAGAGATGCCGATAAGACATTTAGAGAGCAAGTATGTCGTCCAGCACAAATGAATTTGGAAAAGAAATTAAATAAGATCATTGAAGAGATGACAGATGCCCTTATTCTTAAATTTAATGAGCTTACCCTGACAGATGAAGACACTCAATCTAAAATTGATGAGCGTTATTTAAGAATGCAGGTAGTGACTCCTAATGAAATAAGAATTAGAATGGGCATGGTTCCACTTGAGGGTGGAGATAAAGTTGTTGAATTAAAGCCACAGGCACAGGCAGAGACCAGAGCACAGGCAGGCAAAACCAGAACTAGAGATTCTGAAAGGTCTGCAAATTCCCCCGATATTTCTGGAGAGGGAAGAAATGCTCAAGGAGATGGAAGACAAGTCGACTAACCCTGCTCAACCATTATTTGCCTTATATACGATAACGTTATAAAATTAAGCATATGAACATTGAAAAATCCTTATGGTCTTCCAATGGCGATCAGATAGTTTTATCGGTCCCATTTACAAAAGTCAACCGTGAAAAGCGTACTGTCTCGGGCTTTGCAACACTAGACAACGTTGATCAGACAGGTGACGTAGTTACCATGGAAGCAAGCATTAAAGCTTTTGAAAATTTCCGTGGAAACATTCGTGAGATGCACAGCTCAAACGCAGTAGGCAAAATGATTTCATTTAAGCCAGAAACATACTATGATGCAAAGTCACAAGAATTTTACAACGGAGTTTATGTAGATGCATATGTTTCAAAAGGCGCTCAGGATACCTGGGAAAAAGTTCTAGACGGAACACTAACAGGATTTTCAATCGGCGGAAAGATCATTGAATCAGACAACGAAGTTAACAAGTCAACTGGCAAGACTACAAGATTTATCAAAGATTACTCATTGATGGAACTTTCAATTGTCGACTCTCCAGCAAACGAACTTTGCAACATCTTGTCTATATCTAAGATGAATGGCGAACTAATATTTAAAGGAATAGCAACTGAGGTTAAAGCAGAAAACATTTTTTATTGTGCAGACTCAGACTCAGTATTTATTTCAACAGAAGCATCATACGATTCCCCAGTTACAGGAAAACCTGCAACACTAATTGGATGGGTAGAGTCAAACGATGTTAACAAAGCAAAAGAAATAAACAAGATTCTTGATTTACATAAAAAATCAAGATTGTCCACGCCTGAAACACAAATTGCAAAACAGGCAGACATAGAAGGAGGTAATGAAGTGTCAGAGAATACAGAAAACACAACAGTCGAAGAGACTGTAGTAGCAGAAGCACCAGTTGTTGCTGAAGAAGCACCAGCAGTTGAAGAAGCACCAGTAGAAGACGCTCCTGCCGAAACTCTAGAAAAAGCAGCCGATGTATCAGAAGTTATGGTTGATGAACCTGATTTTGCTAAAATGCTTGGCGACCTTAAGGGATTTTTCTCAGAGACATTGAATAAAGCTACAGAAGCAAATGCAGTACAGGTTTCAACAATTAAAGATACAGTTGAAGCGTTCAGCAAGAGCGTAGATAGCCGAATTTCAGAGTTGGCAGAACAACACACAGCACTCTCAACTGCTGTTGAAAATATCAAGAACACGATTGATGGTGTACAGAAGCGTGTCGATGCAGTAGAATCAGAGACTGCAATTAAGAAGTCCTCTGACCTTGGCGGGTCTCAGGAAGTAATGATCAAAAAATCAAAGTGGAACGGTTCTTTCCTTGGTTCCGTGAACGAAATTTTTAACTAAAATAAAGGTAGGTGAAAATATAAAATGAGTAATGAAAACTTAGAAAAAGCTATCGCTGCAGGTACAACTGCAACAGGTACTTTTGCAGGAGTTACAGGTGTCGGCGGTCAGCATAAAGCTGGCGAGTCAGGCAATGCTGGTCTCCTAAACGCAGAACAATCAGCTCGCTTCCTGGACTACATGTTCGACGCTACCGTAATTGGTAAGGTCGCCCGTACAGTTCGTATGAAGGCAGACACATCTGAGATTGATCGTATGTCCGTTGGTGAGAAGCTTATGAAGCTTGCAACCGAAGGTGACAATACAGCCGTAAATGGCGCAGTAACTTTCTCAAAAATCTCTTTGACAACAAAGAAACTCCGCATGGATTGGGAGCTTTCAACAGAGTCTCTAGAAGATAACATCGAAGGTGCAGATCTTGAAGATCATATTGCACGTTTGATGGCAACACAGGCAGGTAATGACATTGAAGATGTAATCCTCAATGGAGATACTGCACTAACAGGCGATGCCCTATACAAGTCATTTGATGGCGTTGTAAAGAAGGCAAAGGCTAATGCACACGTAGTAGATGCTCTTGGAGCAGGCGTAAGCCGTGAGTTGTTTAACAAGGCACTCAAGGCAATGCCACGTAAGTACAAGCAACGTCGTGCAGACCTTCGCTTCCTAGCAGGATCAAACCTGATTCAGGATTTCCTATATGCTAACAGCATTGGAACAAACCAAACAATTCCACAAGATATCGCATCAAGCGTAATCCGTGGTGGAACTGCACCTCTAGGTGGACCAGCAGGATATGTGGCACCATTCGCATTCGGTATTCCGATTGTTGAAGTACCACTTCTTAATGAGACACAGACAGGTTCATACACATCTCCATCAGGAGTACACGGCGACGTCCACTTGACATTCCCAAATAACGTAGTTATTGGTATCAAGCGTGATGTAACAGTTTACCGCTTCTTCGAGCCACGTAAGGACTCAATCGAGTACACATTGTATACTCGTGTTGGCGTTCAAATCGAGCAGGCAGACGCCTGGGTAGTTGTTCGCAACGTTAAGGTTGCTTCCTAATTAATTAGGATTTAACCAGCTGGAAAGGCCCCCAATTAATTTTGGGGGCTTTTCATTTTAATTTAACAATGCTATAATTGCTTTAAGTAGAAATAGGAGATTTGCATGTCATTTGAGACATTAAAGATATCAGAGCTAAAAAAGATTGCAGAAGACTTTGCAGTCGATGCCGACGGCCTAAAGACTAAAGCCGACATTGTTGCCGCTCTTGCAGAAGAGGGCGTTACTTGGTCTGTATATAACAGCACTATTAAAAAGATAGAAGAAGAGTCAGAAGATATGTCAGTAGAAATATTGCCAAAGTTTGATCCAAAAGCAGCACAGCCAGAAAACACAGTATTAGTAAGAATGACAAGAGAGAACTTTAGATTTGATATTATGGGAGTCACCTTCACAAAAGAACACCCATTCGTAGCAGTATCTGAAGATGTAGCACAAGAAATTTTTGATAAGGAGGAGGGCTTTAGATTAGCGTCTCCCAGAGAAGTACAGGAGTACTACAGTTAATCTAAGCCTATAAAATGGCAGAGATATTAATTAATTCACAATCACCGATTGTCCATCAGATCTTTTGGAATGGTGACATTGCAGTTGCTGACGCTTTACCTGTTGTAAAAATATATGACGTAACGCTAGATGCAAGAGTTAGCCCTGCCGTACTCCCAACAACCGTACTTGCAACAATAACCTCTACACTAGACGAAAATAATCCTGGAACGTATGTGGTTAACGTGCCCTATGCTCTTACAAATAGAAACAAAACATTAAAGGTAAATTGGGAATACTCCGTAGGAGGGGTGGCGGTAGTAAGATCAGATGATGTACAGGTAGTAACTCCATACATAGACTTCAACTATATTCAAGATCTTGGATATAGCACAGATTCTTCAGACCCGTCATATAAGTCTTACAAAGAATTAATTAGAGCAGAAAGATATGCTCGTAAACAAATAGAAGAATATACAGGTCAGAAGTTTTATCTCTATGACGAGACTTTGACGGTATATGGGTATGAGTATGATACTCTTCCATTGCCAGCTAAAATTTATCAACTTCACACATTGTCTGTAAACGACATACTTCTCAGAGACAATATTAATAATATTGATAATTGGAACTTCCCAGTTCAAATTTCTGAGAGCGGATATTCAATTAGAATCAATAGAGCAGGAATGGTAGACAATACCGTATATACTGCTAACGGAATGGTTCCTCCAAGTATTCACGATTATTCAGGAGTGTTTCACTCTGGAGTTCCTTACAAAGTATTTGCAAGATTTGGCTGGGAGAAAGTTCCTGAGAACGTAGAATTAGCAACAGCTGAATTGATGAAAGATTATTTTTCTAAGGATACTATCTGGCGCAACAAGTACGTAAAGTCTATATCTACATTCGATTGGGATTTTGAGTACACTGGAGATGCCTACACTGGCACAGGAAACGCCCTAGCAGATAATCTTTTAGCCGACTATGTCTTAACAATTAAAGCAGAGATTATATAATGAGTAGCATCGTAGACTCTGTCTTGTCTATGAATTTAGATGTTTATAGACAGTTTGAAACTCAGGATCCAGATACTGGAGCAATCGTAAAAGAGTGGAATTACTATAAAACAATTGCATGTCACGCAAAGGGTGTAATTAGCAACTCTGCAACTACCAGATCTAGCGATAAACAAATTTTTTCAAATAAGTATTTAAATGATCAAGTTATTCAAGTAAGAACTTCTGAAAAATTAACAATCAGAGAAAAGGTAACTAACGTAAGAGATGTCGAGGGGAATACAATTTGGAATGAAATTAACTATCCAAACGAGACCCCAACAGTATTTGAAGTAATGGGAACAACACCAATAACAGATCCATTTGGAAGAGTGATTGCTTATAACTCATCCCTAAAGAGATCGGAGAATCAGCAAATTGGACAATAGCGGAATGCTGATTCAAGCAGCAAGCGGACTTGAAAGAATGATGTACTCTAATCAAAACGGACCATTAAAAGATAGTACAGTAGCTCAAATATCAGCATACGTATATTATGAGGCAGCAGTTATATCTAAGCTAACCACCAATAGAGCATTTCAAAATTCATTTGGCAAGCTAATGTTTGATCAGATAAATCTTGATTTTGGAAACTATATAGATGCATTGGCTAGAAGTAAGCCTAAGTCATTACACCACGTTTACGAATGGAAGAAGACGGGCAACAAGTCAGCCAGACTATTTAAATTAAACAAGGGCGTACAGGTAGGATTATCATTTAGCATCAACTATCAGTTTTTGCCATCCAGAACAATGGTCCCATCATCCAATGGTAAAAGAAGGCATATGTTTATTGACAAGGCTTCAGTCATGGAAAAAGGAGAGCCTTTGGTGATTAGGCCAAAGAACTCAGAGCGACTTGTTTTTGAGATAGATGGCGAAACGGTATTTATGCCAAAAGGAGCTTCGGTTACAGTTAAAAGACCTGGAGGTTCAGCGGCACGTAATCAATTTACACTAGCTCATTCAAGATTTTTTAGTGGCAATTTAATAAATGATTCAATCAAAAGATCTGGCTTTCAAAGACTATTCAACTCAAGCATAACAAAAGCACTAGGAGTACCATCAAACATTAAAAGAGTTCAGTATTCATTTTCAGCAAATACTATTAGATCTCAGGCTGACGAAGCCTTGACCCTAGCATTCGGAGGTGCAATGTGACGGCTAACTACAAGTTGGATGCAATGCTAGAATTAAGAAAGTATCTATGGGAAGAGTTATCCAGCAGAGAGATATTTGACGCAGATGATTACTGGAGCGATAACCTAAACGAGAATATTGTCCCAATTATTCCAGTTCAGCAGGCTCCAGAATTAAATCAATTTATGAGCGGAAAGAAGCATATTGTCTATGACAAGATCGGGATGTCCTACGATGATAACTGGCTAATATGCTGTGAGCAGATTCTGTTTACCGTATATTCAACTGCGGTGGCAGAGATAAATGAGATTAGAAATTACATGACAGATGAGTTTAGAAGAATGGACGAGTCGGCTAGAGATATAAACAGATGGGCAGGACTTTCAGATAAGTTTAAATTCCATAGCGTACATATAGCCGACATATCCCCAACGGCGCCATCTGAAGAGCTTCAGGGATTCTTCTCTTCTGAGATTATCCTAGAGATAAAGTACTCAAGAGACACAGATACAAATGGGGCTTCAAGCACACTGGGCAGATTCCTCTAAGGTTTGCGTTTTTACCCATACTAATATAAACTTGGCTTAAGAGGAAAGAAGCCTAGCCAGCTTGAATTTAAGATTTAAATATATATATATTGAAATATAGGAGGAAAAAAACTATGGCACAATCCGTAGGTAATGCTAGAAATATTCTAGTCGGTGCATCACCACTGTTCTTGTCAACTATTGACGTTAACGACGCTGATTACATCGAAAACGCAGAAGCAGGCGTTGCTATTGCAGCAGGCACTAAGACTGTCGGCGTACCAGCATTTGCATCAGGCGTATCATACGCTAACACACTAAATGCCGTCGATCAGACAGCAGGAAAGTTTGGATACCGTAACGTTGGTTTTACTAACAATGGTCTTCAAATCACATACAACCCAACATTCGACTCAGTAACTGTAGATCAGTTGCTTGATACAGCTAAGCTGTTCAAGTCAGCGATGGAAGTTATGATTGCAACAGAAATGTCAGAAGGTACTCTTGAGAACATTGCAACAGTATTCGGACAACCAGCATCAACTCTTTCAGACAATGGTTTGACTGGGGCGCAAAATAAGAAGGAACTCGGTCTTGAGGCAGGTGCACTTGGTGCAGCTCCAACAGAGCGTCAGCTAATCGCAGTTGGACTAGCTCCAACAGCAACTTCAACAGCATCAGAGCGTGTATACTATGCTCGTAGAGTATTGTCTGTACAACAGTCACAATTCTCACTTGCTCGTACAACACCAACAACATTCCCAGTAACTTTCCGTTTACTCCCAGATGCTAGCTACGCTGGCTCAGAGTACGGCAAGATTATTGACCGTGTTCTAGTAGCATAATAAATTTAATTTATTAACTATACTACAGAGGCCCCTAAGAAATTAGGGGCTTTTGTGGTTGTATTAGGATATTTCTTTTAGTATAATGTTTATGAGTAGATCCTAGGAGGACCTAAATTGGCAACAACAGTATATAGCGTAGAAGAGGTACAGCTTCAAAACGGTCAGACCGTAAAGCTAAAGCCACTATCAATAGCAGAGCTTCGTAAGTTTATGCTAGCAGTTAAGAGAACAGCAGAATCAGAAACAGAAGATGAGACCCTAAACATCTTGATCGATGCCTGTGCAATTGCAATAGAAAGACAACTTCCAGAACTAGTAGCAGATAGAGAAGCATTTGAGAACGCCTTAGATGTTCCAACTATGAATCGCATCCTAGAAGTTTGCGGAGGGATTAAGCTTGACGACCCAAACCTACTAGCGGCAGCGGTTCTGGCTGGTCAGAACTAGACTTAGCCGCTTTAGAGGGGGAAGTTTTTTTACTAGGACATTGGAAGAATTACCAGGAACTAGAAGAAAATCTTTCAATGCCAGAACTTGTAAATACTTTAAAGGCTTTAAAGAAAAAGGATTACGACAGTAAAAAGTTTCAGGCTTCTTTAGCTGGAGTAGATATAGGCGAATACGAAGAAGAAAAGAAAACTTCTAGTTTCGACGAGATACAGTTGAGAGCTGCAGGCATAACTGCTAGCGCAGACGATGTTGTATCACTTCAAGGAAGATTCGCAGCAGATGCTGGTTTCGGAATTGGAGCAGGACTAGGATACGTTAAGGAGTAATCTGAATACAAATGGCTGACGAAACAATCAGTACCAAGATAGTCGCTAATGCCGACTTTTCAGGTCTTATCGCCGATGTGCATAAGGTTACAGCCAGCCTATCAAAACTTCAGGAAAAATTAGCTAGCTCTAATAAGATGATGGCAAATCAAATTGCCGTCATGAACAGATCATTTTCTGACACACTAAGAAGTACAGGTCAGTTCTCCACACACTTTGTAAGTTTAACTTCAGATGTAGAAAAGTTTGGAAAAAATCTAGATAGCGGAAAGTTAAAGTTAAATCAATACTTTAATGCTTTTAGAGATCAGACTAAAACATCTGGTGGTCTTATTAGAGATCTAGCAAAACAACAGGTAGCATTACAAAACTCAGTTCTTCAGCCACTTGGAAGAAATGCACAAGGTCTTATGCAGTTCAATGTTCAGGTTCCAAGAGGACTTGATACAGTAAAGAACGCTGCAGCGCTAGCAAGAACAGAACTTCAAATTATGAATAAGGTTGTCCAGGATGGTGCTGGTCAGATTATTAACTTTGGTAAAAATACTCAGTGGACAGGTCGTCAGTTAACAGTCGGACTTACCGTACCGCTAGTAGCATTTGGCAACGCCGCTGCAAAAGCTTTTAGAGAAGCAGATCAAGAATTAGTAAGATTAACAAAGGTTTACGGTGATGTTGCAGGAACTTCTGCAGTAGAGCTTGGCAAAGTAAGAGATGATGTTGTTCAGACATCAAAAGAAATTTCACAGGCTATGGGAGTTTCCTTTAAAGAAACAATTGCATTAGCGGCAGATATTGCAGCAACTGGAAAAACTGGAGACGATCTTTTAGGATCAGTAAGGGAAACAACCAGGCTAGCAGTGCTTGGTGAAGTAGACCGTCAAGAAGCAATGAAAGCAACACTCGCTATTCAATCAGCTTTTAAGCAAAATACAGATGAGCTTTCAGAATCTATTAACTTCCTTAACGCAGTTGAAAACCAAACTTCAACAACTCTAAATGACCTCGTAGAAGCTATTCCAAAAGCAGGTCCAGTTATTCAAGGATTGGGAGGAAGCGTACAAGACTTAGCTCTTTACTTAACTGCTATGCGTGAAGGTGGCATTAATGCATCAGAAGGTGCAAACGCATTAAAGTCAGCACTAGCGTCTTTGATTAACCCAACAGATGTAGCTGTTAAAAAGTTTCAAGGACTCGGCATAGATTTACTCGGTGTAGTAAATAACAATGCTGGAAATCTTACTGGCACACTAATGGCATTACAAGGAGCTTTAGATAGTTTAGATCCACTGCAGAAGCAGCAAGCGATTGAACAACTATTTGGAAAGTTTCAATTTTCAAGACTAAATGCTCTTTTTGAAAACTTAGGAAGACAAGGAAGTCAGACCTTACAGGTTTTGGATTTAATGAATCAGTCTACTGCAGGATTAGCTCAGGTGGCTGATCGAGAATTAACAGCAGTAACAGAGTCAGCATCTGGTAAATATAGAAGAGCTCTAGAAGGGCTAAAGGCTTCTCTAGCCGAAGTAGGAGAACAATTTTTACAAATTAATACTGTTTTAATTACAGTAATAGATAAGATAGTTCAGTTTGCTATGAACTTGCCTGGCCCAGTTAAGCAGATACTAGCCCTACTTGGTGGAGTTACAGCAATAGCTGGCCCACTTATTATGTTAACTGGTCTTCTTGCAAACTTCTTTGGTAACATGGCAAAGGGTGTATTCCATATAAAGGCTTTCCTAAAAGGTGGAGAAGGCTTTAAATATTTAACCCCAGAAATGCTAGCAGCGGAAAAAGCTGGCAAGCTAGTAGAACAATCTTTTTATAGTGATGCTAAAGCAGCAGCAGTACTACAACAAGCGCTAAGAAATTTATTAGATGAATTCTCTCTACTAGAAGCAAAGGCAAAATCTGGATCAATAGCTGTAAATCCAGCAGTCAGCACAATGGCTGGGAATCTTGTTATGGCAAGCGGAAGAGTTGTTAACCCAGCACATCCTCTAGTTGGCGCAATGGGATCTCGTGCAAGCACTCATATGGTTCCTAGATCTGGAATGACAGAGACTGAAAGACTTCAGCAAACAATATTTGGAATGGTTCCAGGATCAATCCCAGTAAATCAAAAAATTGGTCAAAACCCTCAAATATATATGAATGATAATTTGCCAGATGTTCCTGGACTTACTAAAATAGGTGGAACATCAACTGGAATTGTTGCAGGCGAAGCTGCAAAGCACCACGCAATGATGGCAACACTTGCAATGCAATCTAAAGCAGAAATAGACGAGCTTAAGAAGCAAATGGTTGCAACTGGATTATTAAGTAAAGACTTTATGAATCAATTTGATGACATATTGCCAATTGTTTCAAAGCTAACAGATAACGCTGCAAGAGAGTCTGCGCTAATTGTTTCTGAATTACGTGCAGGTAAACTAAACGTTGAGCAAGCTAGAGCAAAAATTATAGCATTAAATCTAGAAACTGAAAGAATGATTTCTTCATCCATGCAGGCTCATGCAGTTTCAATGGGAAGAACTATAAACCCAACAATGGTTCCTACATTAAACCAGCCTGTAGTAGATGCTACTGGCAAATCTAATATGAGAGAGCTATTCAAAAAAGGAAAGACTAGAGACTTTATTAATAAAGTAGCTGGAGCCCTAGGAGTGAGAACTTCAGGAGCAGGATATAATATTGAAACAACAGTTCCAAAAAGATTAAATAGAGGAAACATTGTTCCAGGAACTGGCAATACAGATACAGTTCCAGCAATGCTTACCCCAGGAGAATTTGTTGTAAATAAAGAAGCAACCGCAGAAAATCTTCCTTTATTGCATGCAATCAATCAAGGCAACTTCGGAGGATCGGTATCTTCTGAAACTAGAAATTATGGTCCTATAAATCCAGCTCTTATGGCAAGTGTTGGAAAGATGTTTTCTAGAACTGGAAGTTTTGCTAGAAGATGGTTCTGGGATACAAGCACAGGATCAAGCCTTGCTGGACAAAGAAGTTCTTTAATTAGATCTATTTCTAAAAGACCTATTTTAAATAGAAATGGAGTTCCTTACACAGAAGCAGAATTAAGAAAAGCGCCAAAAGAAGAAATACAATCCTTATGGGCTAATTATGATAGAGGTCACGTAGCCCCACACAGATCAATCAGCGGAAGCGACAGTTACTTTGCGCCAGGAATACTCATGCCTATGTTTAGGGGCTCTAATAGATCTATGATTAGCGGTGGAGATCCTGTAGCAATTGCAAAAAGTTTAGAAACCCAATCAATTCATCCAACAGTATTTTTAGATGAAGCGGCAGAAGCATTTGGATATACGGCTGGTGCAAGAACAGATGCTGCTTATAATGCACTTGTAAAAGCTTTATATGGCAGAGGTAATAAAAAGTTTGATCCAAAGTCTGGGGACTCTTTTGAAAAATTTGCATTTGACACAATCTCTCCATTTTTAAAAAATATTAAAAACGGTAGTGGCGCAAATCTTCTAGATGATCTTTCAAGAATTGGAACATTAAGAGGAACTCAATCTAATAGATCTTCTACTGGATCTGGAATAGGTTCTATAGGACCGTATGCAATTGCAGATGATTACTTTAATCTTAAAATGAATTCTGGTGGAATGGTTCCAGGTTACAACGCAGGCGGAGTTATAGGAAATGTATTAAAGAGCACTGCATTTAAAAACCTAGGAGCAAAATTTGGTAAGATAGGAGATAGTTGGGGAGCCACTTCTCTATCTCTTGGCATGGGAAAGAAATTATTTGGAAGTTCAGGGCTTACTCCTAAAGCACAAAACTTAATGTATGGAAAGCTCATCAGCAATCTTGAAAAAGAAAGACCGTATGGATATGTGACAAATGCTCAAGGACATCTTCAAAGAGCTTTAGAGCCAGATATTGTAGACATACTTCTTAAATCATCAGCTAGCGATGTACTTAGTTCGGGCGGGAAAAGCTTAAGTAAAATTGATAGAGAAATATTGCGAACTAAATATGCAAACTGGGACTCAAAATCATGGACTCCATCAACGTCTAAAATAAGAAAACAAATGTTTGGAATGAACAAGGGTGGAATGGTGCCAGGAGTTCAATACCTTAATGAAGGCGGAATGGTACAGGGCACCCAATATCTGGAAGATGGAGGAGAAGTTGCTCCCCGTAGAGGTGGAATGATAAGAGGTCTAATTGCTGGATCAGCAGTTGGCCTAGGCGGACAAATGCTTGGATCAAAGGTTGGCGGACCAATTGGAACTGCTATACAAATAGCATCTATGATTGCAAGCATGGGAATGGGCTTTGGCGCAGGCGGAGGTACAAAAGGTGGCGGGATGGTATCTAGACAAATGGATAAAATTCCTACTCAGTTAAAGCAACCAATAGGTCCATTAAATGGATTGGCACAGGCAGCAGCAAAAACTGGAGGAAGTCTTTCAGGAATACTAAGAGTATTTGGTCCGCTTCTTAAGGGATTCTCAACATTACTTAAGTTAACTAGTCCTTTAGGATTAGCAATTACTGGACTGACCGCAGGCATAGGTTTATTTGTTAAGATAAAAAGAGAACAAGCAAAGGCTTTAGAGACAGGAAGACTTGCATACGGTATGGATGCAGAGGCTGCTGAAAAGGCAGGCTTTAAATATACTGACTATAACGCTAAAATTAAAACAGCCATTGAAGATGCAAAAGCATTAAAAGAAAAAAATATAATGGTTTATGAAAGCATGACAAGAGCTAACGTTCCAATGACTATGACAATTGAGCAATACAAAAAGCTTAAGGAACAAGTAAAGTCAACAATGGGAAGCTATATAGATCTATTTAGCCAAACAGATAGAAAAGATGTTGGCACAGTAGCTGTTCAATTAAAGGCACAGTTTATGGCAGCAGGAGATTCTGCAGAAACTGCTACAGCTAAAATATTTACAATGATTAAGCAGTCTGAAAATGCTAACATGGCTGCACAGGCAATTAGCACTAATGCCTTCCAAAGCATTCAAAATATGGAGCAGGCTTCGGCACAGACAGTAAAAACTTTTGAGGCTGCAATGAAAACTGGAGATGCTGAATCGCAAGCCAGAGCATTGCACAGTGTATTCCAAGCAATGGATGCAAGCCTACAGTCAACTGTCGATGAGCAAAAGAAGTTGGGAGATACTGGAGAAGATACTGCAAATAGAGTTGCTTCAGCGGTTGAAAATAAGTTAAATAAAATCAACCAGCTATTTGGCACTCAGGCAAATCTATCTGAGGATGTTATTAACGAAATAGGAAAGACAGACCCACTTTTGGCTGAGATGCTCAATGACACAGATACACTAAATAGCGCATGGGCTAAGTATAGATTAACTATTAGCGGAGTTGCTATGAATTTCCAATTCATGAGTGGCGAAGCAGCAATTGCCGCAAATCAATTAAATGAAATAGTAAAGGCCCAGGTTCAGCTTAATCCTGCTGTTGTAGCCGCAAACAAAACATATAAGGGCATGACTGATGAGATTGCAAGACTTGAAAAAGCCCAAAAGGGACAATCTGTAAAAGCTCAATATAATGCTAAAGAAGAAACCGATAGATTACAAAAACAAATTGCAGCAATTAAAAAAGCTGCTCAAGATAAAATTGAAGGAATTCGCAAAGCAACTGATGCAGAAAATACTCAGTTAGAAATTCAGAAGGCTCAGCTAAGAGCTCAACAGCAATTAATCCAAGGCAATATGTCTGCATATGCTGAAGAGCAAATGACTATTGAGCAGTTAATGAATGAGTCTAATCGTAAAGATGCAGAGGAAGCAATTCTTGCTAAGGCCGACATTGACATTAAGCCTCTTCAGGATAAGCTAGATGCTATGGCAGACAAGCAAGAAGCCATGGCCAAGAAGGCGGCTCTTGCTGGGGAAAGCCTAACTGGACTAAGATCTAAAGCTGATACATATAATTCTGGATTAACAGAGTACACAACTAATCTTAATAACCTAATGCTAAAGCTCCAGATAGAGGGAGATAAGTTTAAGATGACTGATGAGTTTAAGACAACCATGACTGCCCTTGAAAAGCTAGGAACATCTTTAGGCATAAAGACCACACCTCAACAAGTATTAGATCAAATTGGTGCAGCACTTTCTAAAAATCAAATTTTAGCACAAGAGGTTAATATATTAACTGGTAAGATTAGAGATGGAAGCATAACTGGATCTGGAACATTTAAAGACCCATTTAGCTTAGGTGCACAAGGCATTGGAACCAAGGGAGATATTCAGGGTGCAAGCCTTAAGAATTATGGAAACGTATTAAAAGACTTTGGTGAAATAGGAATTAGCCAGAAGCTTAAGAACTTTGCTTACAAGCAAGGCTTAGTAATGGGAGATTATTTTTCAGCAGAAGACGAAAAGGGACTTGTTTCTGTGTTTAAGGTAAAAGATGAAGACGGAAATATTGAAAGAGTAAAAAATCCTTATGTAAAGAAATGGGGCGGCGGACCAGTAGTTAAAGGACAAACATATGCTACAAATGATAAGCTTAATGCTCTAGGATATCAGCAAGAAGGCTTTATACCGTTTACTCCACAAGTGAGTGGAACTATTTATCCAAATATTGCCACTATGCCGAGATACGATATTGGCTCTAATACTAAAATGACTGGGGTTAATATTAGCAATAGCCCAAGCAGCAACAACGTTTATAATATTGATATAGCGCTAAATGGTACAACCGTTACTGCAGAAGATGTAATGCGTAGCTTTAAGAGAGAGCTTGCGTTAGTCAATGCAAAAGAAGGAATTGACAGAAGATTTGGAGGAAGCCACTAATGCCTATGATTTTACCTAGAGGTTCGGTTTTGAGTATAGAGGCAAAAGACCTTCTAGCAACTCCAGAAGGAACTACTAAAATTTGGAATAAGATTACTGAGCACAACAGATCAGACATTGGCATGTCCATAGAAAGAATTGAAAAGGTTGTAAGAACTTCTAACGGAACTTTAAGAAAGAACTATATTGCAGACAAAAGAAGGTTCTCTATGTCTTGGACAATGCTTCCATCTTATCGCACATTAACAGTTGACGGTGCATGGGGAGCAGAAGATTTAAGATCATTCTATTTAAGCGATGACGGCAAAAAAGAATTTAATATAAGACTTAACCTGGCAAAGGGTGGGGCAGATACATCTTCTTCAGGTGCCCTATATACGCCAAACATGGCAAAGACATCATCAGAGCTTTATACGGTGGTATTTGGAGGCTGTAATTTTTCAGTTGTAAAACGTGGTCTACAGCCACACTGGAATGTTTCTATTGAACTGGAAGAGGTATAATGATTTCGTCTCCTGCAGTTAAAACATTAATAGAAGAAAATACTACAATCCAAACTAATATTGGTTGTACAATTGAATATAATATGAATTCAATGGTAGACAATATTTCAGTTGTTGGAACTGATTATGTTAGAGCAGATGGGGCCAAGCCTTATCAAAAGCTATTTCCAGCATCTTCTGTTGTCAAGGCTTTCAGACCACTTGGGGCTGGAATCAAGTACGGTGTATTTGGAGACGTAGCTCTTAATACGTGGAAAGATCCTAAAAAGGTAGAGTACCCTTTAAACTTTAGAACTTATTACCCTGGGCTAGATACATACTATAA